TATCTCAGGAGAAGAGGCACCTATTCGTGAGGTTAAGATTCTCTACTATGATGGTGACAAGCGTTGTAAAGTGATTGTCCAAGGCGTGGAAGAGGAAATCAAGACTGGCTATCTTTATACAAAACCTGTCTGCTCAGAAGAGGCTTGGGAACAAAAGCTCATTGTTGATACACAGTACATTAAGAATGTGAAAGGGCACTTCAAGTCAAGTAAGGCTGCACAATCTACAATCTAAAGCATCAGCTACGACAATTGAAGGGGAAATGAGATGAACTACGAAAAGATTTTAAAAATGATTGGCGTATTAGATCAATATGCAAGAGACACCGACCCATATGAATATGGCTTGCCTGTTTATGACGGTCACTATGACCAGATGGCTCAGATTATTATTCGAGAACTTGCTCTTGATGTTGAGCAAGACCCACGTATAGCCACTGTCATGGAATACACAGGCTGCTCCCGTAAGGTTGCAATTGATCTTATTGAAAGTGGTAAGCTCTAATGAACACAGCACAAGTGGAAGCTACACTTATCAGCCTTGGTTATCGGTTTCGTAAATCACATGACAAGCAGTATGAGAAAAATGTCTGGTATTGTGTTGATCAAGATGACATTCCAGTGGCATCAAACCACTTTAGAGGTGAATTGGTACGTCGTGTTGAGAAAGATCTTGGAGGTGTTTTGTGAAACTGAGTATGGAAGACCGAGAAAGCTTTGCATATTGGTTTCTGATCACTTGTGCATCTAGTGACCCCGACACTCACAGCAACCCGGAGAGTAAGTTTAACCAAATGGTTAAGGCCCCTGAGTGGAGTTCTAAGAATATTGAATTCTCTGTCCACATCAATGGGTTTGAGTTTTCTAACCTTGAGGATGTGTTTAAGCGCGTTAATGACCATATAGACAGTCAAGTGGATAAAAGGTTGGCACAACAAAATCTTGATAGCCTAAAGATAGCCCGTATTCAAGATATTATGAATGCTAGAAACCTTCAAGATTTGGAGTATGTATGATTCCAAAAAGACGCATCTTTATAACATACTGTGGACTTATGATGCCTCAGATATACAGTAAAAGCCGAGGGGAGTGGAGAGATGTTTCAGGCAAGGTTTTATCAGACGTTATCTGGAAAATGAATGCTGAGATTGGAGGTGTTTTGTGAGTGTATGTGACCACGATTCTACTGAGTGTACTTGTCCTTTTGCTTGGACAGAAGCTTCTGACAAAGTACAAAACTATGGATGCCTACCCGAACCTTACGATATCGTAGCAATGCGGCAGATTCACAATAAAATATGGGCTTGCCACTCTGATAATACTAAACCTTGTATTGGTGCGTTGAACTTTATGAAAGAAAAAGGCTTGCCTTACAAAGTAATTGATCATATCCTTGTTACAGAATCTGACAATTGGGGTGATTACACAAAATGAGCTACCTACTTAAGCTACAAAAAGCAATCGCCCGCACAGAGCAACAGGAATGTGTAGACGTGGCTCATAAGCTGCCAAGTCGTCCAACACGCTCATACTGGATTGGTTGGGAGGAGCTGGCAAAAGATTTGACATATGCTATGAGCTTGGGTGAGCATTGTACTCGCACACATCTTTCTTTGTGGACTGATGAATTACCACTTGAAAATGATCAAGAAGTGGGTTATCTTGGTCGTGTTAAAGCAATTAAATCATTCATGGAAGGGCCTGAAAATGAAAAAGTCAAAACGCTTCAAACAGTCTTATAAAAATATCCTCAAAGACACCATTGCTTGGTATAAAGACTCATCTAACTGGACAGATGCTCGTATTGCTTACGGGTTGGGTCTAGGAGAGATGTATGAGTGGGCTAATGATTGTAAGCTGTCAGCAAAACTGATTTATAACTAAGGACTAACAAATGCAAGCGCAATACGAAAGCAATATTGAACAGACATACAGTGCGGATGAATGGGTTGATAGCGATGAAGGTGCTGGCACATCCTCTTCCAAACGAGATAGGAAAGAATCTAAACGTATTCGACAGGATAATCGTAAACTTGAACGTAAGATGAAACGAGGGGAATTTTGATGAATAGTCGTGAACTACACGTACCTCGCTATAGAGGGCAAGCTACAGAACCTATGGGGTTGTATGTGGCAGAAGATGACCATGATCGTGTTGTGGCTTTGCTACAGGCAGAGGTGAGGCAATTGTGGAGTGAGCGCGAGAAGTTCTTTAAAGATTCGGTTCTATTACTAGAACAGCGCGATTCGGCCCAATACGAACTGACCAAGGCGCGGGAGTTGATCAGGAAAGCCCACGACGTGCTCCTTTGGGATGAGAAGTATCCGACATCGATTGCTAAAACTGTTGCAGTTGGTTTTTAAATGAAAGCCTACCTAGAAACCCACCAATCCTTACCATCCGCGAACTTCATCGCCTGCAACGTCGACGAGAGCTGCTGGCAAAACGCGCCAGCAGCGAAGGGTTCGCGCGAGACAGTCGATCTTCACCTGAAGGAGCCAAGCTTCTACCGGAACAAGGATAACGACTGATGAACAACAACACACAAGTGGTGAGCGTGCCGCGTGAGCTGCTGGAGCACCTACACCAGCACGAAGACTGTCCGGTGGAATTTATTGATGTATTGCGTCGAATACTGGAGCAGAACGTAAGAAACAAACCAAACCTTGATGTAAAAAAGCCTGAGATTATAATGCCAAAATTTTCACCGGACTTACGGCACACAGATGAATTTCGCAGGGGCTGGGCAGCCTTCGGAGACGAAATCGAGCGCTTGAACTGTGACAAAAGCCTAGGACAATTAAGAGGAATTGGGAATGAATACGTTCTTTGAAATAATTGGTTGGACAGTGATTTTTGTGGGTGTAATGGTCTGCACACTAGACATCTTCTGGAATCTGTACATCATTTTTGAAATGAGCCTAAAATAATCCACAAATTTCTCAATTCTCTTGTTGACAGGGGTGTGGTGAGGGATTAGAATCTAACACATAGGAAGCACAAAGCTTCTCACACACCAAAGGACACAGGCATGAAATTCTCCATCATCGACACACTGACCAAAGAAGTCGTTGCACAAAGGGGTACGAAAGCTTCTGCCGACAAGTGGGCAGCTAAATTGAACGATGGCCTGAATGGTCGCTATGTGGTTAGCAAGGGGAATTGAGATGCTACTTTTCTTGTGTGTAAAAAATGTTGTAATGGACAACAGAGATATCGCCTTTTATGAAGGTAAGAGTTACCAATTTACCATGGACAAGTACGGTGATATCCACTATAAAAATACAAGTTTAGCTAAATTTCATAGCTTTTCGGCCTCTCGTTGGCCTGAATACTTTAAATACAACGGTGCTTTATAATGAAACAGTTCTTGACATACATTCTGTACACAGCCCTCATTTATGCAGCAATCATGACAGTTCCATATAGCACAGTTAATGCTGTCTTGTGTGTTGTTGTTGGGATGATGTTGGCTCTTTATGACTTTGTTGTTAGTGAGGTGGTTTAAAATGGGACCGGGATCACATGTAGTACATGCAATTATCACATTGTTCTGGTTTCCTTGGGCGATAGTCTGGATAATTTGTGCAGCATGTAGTAGCGGCAAACCTGCACAGAGGACTACAAATGCTTTGCTTAAAGAGCAGAATCAATTGCTCAGAGAACTTAAGCAACAGAATATCTACAAAAATTACCGCGATTAAATAAGGAGAAATGGTATGAGCTTAGTATTTATTGTATATCTGATGGGAATCTTACCAGCTTTAGCTACAAGCCTTGGAGTTATTAGTTTTATTGGTAGTTTTGTTTCATTAAGCGCTAGTTTAATCCTATTGGCAGTTTCAAACTTCAGGACAGCCACATACAGCTGGGAGGATAAAGAGCAGATTGATAAACAAAACAAGGTGTGTGGTTTGTGGGGTAAACGCATTCTTAAAGTGTTTGTGCTCACTTTGTCTTTGGGCTTCATTGCCAGTTTAATACCTTCCGAAAAGACGATGTATACAATGGCTGCTGTGTATGCCGGAGAGAAGATTGCAGAGACACCACAAGCACAGCAGATTGGTAATGATGCTTTTGATGTGCTGAAAGGGATTCTTGCTAAAGCTAAGCGTGAGCTTGCTGAAGAAACACCTAAGAAATAATTGATGTAAAACAAAAAAGCCCCTTAATTGGGGCTAAACTTATTTAGGAGATTTAATGTATGACAAGTTATAAAGCTGTTGAGGTCGGTGGTGTTTATGAAACGAATAACTTCGGTAAGCTTCAGGTAATCTCGATTGACGGACCTAAGAGTGCCACTGTTAAATTTATCGCAACTGGGTACATTACGAAGGCAGAAGTTGGAGCCATTCGTAGCGGACAAGTTAAGGATTGGTCCAATTGTTTGAGAGAAAGGATTGGTGAAATTTTACCTACAACTATGTATGGGGATGTTACTGTTCTTGAATGGAAAGATTCTTTTAATGTTAAGGTGGTATTCAACAATACGGGAACGGTTGCATGGCACCCTGCGGGCAATATCCTAAGAGGCAAGATCATGGACTACATGGCCCCTATAGCATCAAGTGTTGGGTATATAGGCTACGGAGATTTTTCACCAAAGACGCATCCAGTTGCTTATGCTCATTGGGTTCACATGATAAAACGTTGTCACAGCACAGCTTATGAGCATAGGAACTACTTTGATGTTAGTGTTACAAAAGAGTGGTTGTGCTTTCAAAACTTTGCTGGTTGGGCTGTAGATCAAGTTGGGTATGGTTTGAAAGGTTGGCAGCTGGATAAAGACATTCTGGTGAGTGGTAATCGTGAATACTCCCCAAGTGCATGTTGCTTCGTGCCAGCTCGTATCAACAGCTTAATAATTCGCTCTGACGTGAAAGGACGTGGACCTGACAAGTTTGGAACTTTTTACTTCACAACTAGAGATTATTCAGGGGTTAAATTAAGTAAGAGTTTCAAAACTCGTGAGTCTGGGCAACAGTGGTATAAGGTGCTAAAAGAGCTTGCTGTAAAAGCTGTTGCAGATGAATATAAAAATGTTCTTGACAGCCGTGTCTATGAGGCTCTATACTCATGGCAAGTCAACTGATAAAGCTTTGAGGTGTAGCATGAGACAATATCTGATCGGTTCATGGGCTAACGCTGATGAGTATGATTACTCGGGTGAGCAGCTTATGGGTAATCGTCTTGGGGCTTCTCGTGATGCATCTCATTTCAACAAGGATGGTTCGGCCAACGTTTCGAAGTACGGTGACAACACTGCACCAGAGAAGCGTAAGACCTCTATTCCTTTGGTTGATCGCATCCTACCTCAGATGAAACGTGTGAACACACTCACCGACCAACTGATTGAGCTTGAGGCCGAATATAAATCAGGCAAGATGGAAATCTCCGAATATAGCCTCCTGAGAGATGTTTTGTGTTCCAAGCGTTCACGTGCCCAGGAGCTACTGAAGAAAGCTGTCTCTGTCAAGAAACCTGAGCCAACCCCTTCAGACGATGAAGACAGCTATGATTATGACGAACAATACGCTGAATATGGCGGAGAAAACACTGCACAGAATGGCGTGGGTGATGAATCTGCGCCAGAGTGGCTCAAGACAGTTAGCGATCAAAATAGTGTGAAAAAAGTCATTGTGAAGGGTTGCAGAGCTTGGAAGAAAGCTGTAGAATTATCCCATAAAGCAGCACATTACTACTCTACTTTGAAGGCACTTTGAAATGAACATCAAAAATATTGATTGGCAGTTGGCTAAACTCGGTGATTGCAGTGTGCTGAACGCTCAGTCACAAGAGGCTGCCAAAGAAGCGGCACACATTATCCAGTCTGTCAGGAACATGCTTGGTCTTGATGCAGACTGCTCAGCAAAAGATATCATCGAAGTTCTTAATGAAAAACTGAATGGTGGTAACTAATTAAAGCTTGCCACACATACAAGACATTGGTAAGATGGGCTATCAAAACGAAACACTACATTAAAACTTTGAGCGAGGTGTGAGATGAATTCTTCAGAAGAAACAAAACCCACCCTAATCTTGCCACGCCGAGAAGAAGCTTGGGGTGAGTTTGGTAACGAGCTTTATGGGGGTCGGATGTTCAACAGGGGATTGGAACATTCTAAAGAGATGCTAGAGAAACAGGGATTCACAGTCTATTTCCTTGACGAGGTTGAATCTAAATGAGTCAGATAAAAGCATTTTCCATCGCAGAACTATTAGCTTCACACAAGATAGCTTGCAAGCTGTATCGCACATCTGATGGAGTGTGGCATGTGAGATGTGTGGAGGCTAACACACAAGGTGTTAACAAGTGGAATGAACTGTTTGGGGATATGAAATGAATAAGTATGACGCTTTGTTTGTACGAGCCCTTAAAAGTAAATCTCCTGAGTTTCGTGTAAGGCGTCTCTATTCTAAAGTCTATTACCATCATTTTAGTGACTACCACATTACGCAAGTGCTGTCAAAGATCGTTAAAGAGTATGATCTTATGCAGACTAAAGATTGGATTGATGGTTTGAATCCATCTAATGGCTGGATGTATGGTATTCCTGAAGATTCCACCCACTATCAACGCTGTGTGGGAGTGATGTCTAGTTTTATTCGTCTGACAGCTATCACAGAATTCAAAGACTACCCAGTCCCTGCTGTATGGAGAAACAAATGAACACAAGCAATGCTGCAACCCAGACAAACACATTCGAACGTTTTACAAAAGCTAAGCGTTATGAACGAAGAGATTCTGAAGAATCGACCTCACGTAAAGACAAGACATTGGCGACTAAGCGTGTTGATAAGAGAGATTTGTGGAGAGATGGGCTATGACGCTCAAAGGCCAAGGGTATAGGTTTATGATCAGTCCTGATAAGGTTCGTGCTCGTTGGTGCCATCCTGTAGAAATCCCTCACTTCTACGCTGATTGGGCTGACTGCACAGAAACACCAGAGAAAGAATTTATCGAGTTTCTGCAAACACCTGTTGACTTGCCTTCTGAATGTCTCTAGAATGGACTCATAGACAAGCAAACAGCTAGTCACCAAAGAGATAGAAGCCATGACCACATACACAGCAATGTCTTTCATGAACTCCCCAGCTTTCGTACAGATTGCTTTGGAAGATGCTTTAAAATTGGTAGCTAAGACCAATGGTCAGACTTATGAATTGGCTTGTGAAGCGTTCAAACTGGAAGTGCCTAATGTTGTCAATCAGGTGGCAAAGCTTGTCGCTAAGGCTGCTCAGGTGTGTGCTCTACAAGCTAACAAAGGTAACTTCTGGAAAGCCTAAGGTCAGCTAGAAATATGCCCTCTTCGGAGGGCTTTCTTTTATCTATTAGTTACACTAATCCTAAACAACTCCTTGTACATTCATAACCCTTTCTTGTATAATTCTTTTAACGAAACAAACTCTTCTTAAAAGGAATTCCTTATGTTTACTGTATCGTATAACACCTCTATTACAAAGAATATCCTGTGGGTGGTAGTGTGTGCTATGTCAGAATCAGAAGCTGTATGGAAGGCTATTGAGCTTGTTGGGAAGGATTGGCAAGGGAGAGATATTGACATCAGAGAGGTGGTGAAGTTCTTTTGAGGTTGTTTTAAGAAAAAGCTTGACGTAAAGAGCTAGAAGCATTAAATACCCTACAATTCAAACATACAAACCAGTCAAAGGAATAAAGAACATGAACGCACAAGAAGCTAAATATCAGATGGTTAAGAAAGCTCTCCTTGCTGTTTCCTTTGACTGGACTACTATCACATATACCAAACAAGGTGAAGTTGCCTATGTCAATCCTCAAGTGTTCTTTCAACCTGATGCAGACACACTGTGGAGCCTAGAGATTGTTAACAACACTTTCTTTTATCTGGTTCATGGTGAAAAGCGTTTCAACCTTGGGTTTATCTGCGAATTCAATACCACTGATGAACATGTAATGGAAATGGCTATCAAGTTCAATACAGCAGCTCAGAAGCTTTGCAAGTAATCCCTAATCAATACAATAGGTAAATAATATGTCAGATTGGATTAAAGTAGAAGAATCTCTTCCTAAGCCTAATGTGAGGGTTCTAGTTTGTCGAGTAGGAAAGACATCCTATCAACCTTTCTTCGCTGTTAGGAAGAACAGAGAGCTAAACCCCTGGGAGTGGCCTGACGGTGATACGTGTAATAGGTCAATCACTCATTGGTGCTACATCCCTGAAATGCCTAAATAAACTATTGACAGTCTCCTAATCCTGGCTTATGCTTGGGTTACTAAGGAGGCTTAGAGGTAATCACCCCACCTGCCCGTAATAAAAATATCTTTATTTTCTTTCAAATTCTCCTTGCACCTATCTACAGCCTTGCTATACTGAACATACAGAAAGGGAAACAGGGTCATCCAGATCCTACCCTCTTCGGGAGAAATACCATGGCTACTCCTAAACTCGTTCAGTGCACTTGCTGCGGTAGTGATGTAACGATGCCTCAATTCTTCCAAGGTAAACCTTATGGCTACACTTGCATCAAAAAAGTAGCTCCTGCACAGAAACGTACCAAAGTGGAATGGGTTGTTTGTGATACCTTCACCACTAAACAAGAAGGTGCTCGTATCTACTTCAAAGGTAAAGTGGAAGGCTACCAAACCTTCAATACTAGCTGGTATGCAGCCCAGAAGGTGGGTGTAGTGATGATTGTAGATGGTGTGGCTATGATCATGAAGAGTGAACTTAAAGAAGGCTTCTAATAGTCTTGTAGCAGGGTAACTTCAAAGGGACTAGATAGTCCCTTTTCTTTCGTCTCCAATATGACTACAAACACAATTCTAGTCACTTTATAAACACCTGTAAATTCTCTCAAAGCTTTGTCCCACTTAGTCTACAATGTGACTGAAAGAGGACTATTAGTCACTTTATAGGCGTCTGTGTGGGTGGTTGGGATTAATCGAAAGATTAAGCACAGGCACGAATCCCTCCCTGTACCACCCTCATTCCACTCCATACTAACCATTCCTTGTCAACAATTCCCTTATCATATAGCTTTTATTCATTACATATGCAGTATTGATAGGTGTGTACTAACGTACGTCTAATAGTATACACAGTGGCTATAGAGCATAGACTGTAGGGTGTTGTCAAGGCTGTCTGTCAGATAGGTCAATGAGTAATACCTATCGGGTAACATTTAACATATGCCACCTTACGACCACTGTTACGTTATGCTACGGATCAGTATTACTTATTACTATCTTTACACTACTTGGCACAGTATAAGCAAGGCAAGTCTTAGGCCAAGGTATGTGAGGGTGTATTGAATAGTATCTATTGATCTGGTCAAAGCTATAGTGACAATCAATTGGATTATTCTCTTCAAATATTTTATAATCGCATAAGGGTATATTTGTGCACTGTGTTGGTGCGTTAAGACGGTCTACTAGAGATCTGGTTTATAGGGGAATTGAATAGACACCTTAATACATAAGGCTTTCAAGGATATTTGGACACAGAAAAGTAAAGAGTCACTGATACAAGCTGACTCCCAAAATATAAAATGGTTGATATTTTACACCTAGAAACACCCTTAAAAGTAAGGATAGAAGTAAGAGATAAATAAGAAAATAATGCTTTTGCTCTTACTTAAAACATATTTCTATACCTACTTCCTTTAGGGCAACACCTCTGTAAGCCACGTATTACAAGGGCTGAGGTCTAATTTTAGTACTTTTAAACAGAAATAAATACTAAGTCATATTTCCACTCATCCAGTCTTGGAGTAACCCTCTCATACGACTGCTGGGAATATACAGGTTTATAGGTTCGTCTTTCCTAACTCTACTTCTATAGATCCATTGTAAAAGCTCGCTCAGTGGATATCTATTCTGATCTGGTGCAAACTCTGTACCTCTATCTAGCAGATATTTGTAAGGTTCGGGATGGATGTAAGAGTTGTAGATATAGGCTAGCTGACTTGTTTCCATATAATCATTCACAGCTTTAGTATTATGGGCAATGTGACACTTAGTATATCCAGCACCTTTGAATGTGCTAAAGGCTTCTCCTAAACAAGTCCACAACCTGTCCTCTGTGTTTGACTTACCATACGTACTGTTCCTAAAGTAGTTACCGAGATTGGCTTTCACTGTAACAGCAGTAGCACTGTCTTTTGCATACCTCTTCTGGTCACTTACTGAGAAGGCAGTTTCTCGATCACCAATACGATTCATCTTTGGATTGTCAATGATGTTAATCAAATCAAAGATGTTAGATTGCATTTGGATGCCTAACTTTGTTTCATGCGGAATACCGTAGAAGTCTAGATATTTCTCAAACATAGATCCTTTAAACAAGTAGGTTAGCACTTCAACCTTGTCAAATGCTTTGATAAACTCAATAGGATATTCCCACATGAATAAATCACGATTACCTTTCTCATCTGCAATCAGTACAAGACTACCATTATCACACAAAGCTTTGATCTGCATGTCCCAGCTAAAGCCCGAGCTATCTAGGTCTTTGATGTCATCAATTGGGTAGTCTTCGTTCCAACGTAGAAGTCCTAACTCATCCTCATAAATAACATTAGAGCCTAGTAGCATCTTCCTTCTGTGCATCTTGCAAGGATGTGGTCTGATACATTCAAGCTCCTCATCAATTACAAGAGTGTAACCCGCATCCTTTACATCCTTAACTGTCTCGGGTGTAAAGAGCTTAAGCGCGGCATGGGTTGTTACTATATCCTTCCCCTCATGGACAAGCTTTGCAATATGCTCTACCTTTGTTTTGTATCCAGAGATAGGGTGTTCAAATCTACGACCAGACGCACTACAGCCAGTACCATCATAGATTATATTCCCATGGTCATCTTTACTAGGGAGTTGTTTATCTCCACTATCTTTGTCAAGTACTGTGCCAGCGTACCTGTGACACTCTGCTAGAAAAGGAGTAACAACAATAAATCTCCGATCTTTGTCAGAGTTATTAATCTTGTCAATCATTCTCCATGACTTACCCGTTCCGGGAAGTTCATCGTACACGATTACTTTAGTCATCTAAATCCTCTTCAGTGTCATAGTCTGTCCAGTGTAGTGCATTTATCTGAAGCTTCCAATAATTTATTGTATCTTGAGAAGGCTCTTTACCATAAATATCTACAAACTCATTCGCCCAGTTTTGTAGAATTTGTTCTTGTGGTGTCAGTCCTTGTTTTCTAAGGCTTTCAGCCTGCTCTTTAATATCTGTCACACCAATTCATCTCCTCTATCAAGCACCTTCTGAACACTCCTATAAATACGGTAGGCCCATTTAGAACAAATTTCCATCTCAGCTTGTTGCATATCTAGCTTCCACATGTAAGTATCTTTCCCATCAACTAATCGCATCAGAAATCCTTTGGGATACATAGCTTCTGTTTCAATTCCTAAAGCAAGTCCAGTAACCAATCCTGCCATATCCATCCCTGTCTGACCTCCACTGACAACCTTTGTAATAGGCCAATGTGTATTCACAAGCTTTAGTACATCATAAACAAATTTATTAGCTGTCTTCTGGTCTACCCCTTTCTTCACTAGTGTATAGATTCCATTACCTGCAACATTCACAACATGACAATCATATTTCTTAAGCAATGAATATAGTTTACGTGCTGTTGTAATAACGTCTGTTCCCCAAGCAATCTGCACAATCTTATCCTTGGCAGCTTTATGTGTAAGACGTTCTCCTGCTGTGTTGAAGTCCACAGCTACAGCTAATGTACAACCTTGGGAAGCGTTGTGATATGTCCTTGGTGCATAACTTTCACTCTTGTGTTCATTTACACTTAGATTATTCATCCCTCATCACTCCAATCAGCATTACACCCACATTCTGTCTCATCCCAAGCGTGACAGAAACAAGCCCTACTATCCAATTCCCTAGTCCCCTCACACGCCCCACACACTGGAAATGCGGCATCAAAGATGCCTCCAGTAATTAAGTCTTTTGTGTAGAATTCTTCTAGGTATTCTGGTGTCCAGTCTTTGCAGAATTCACAAACTCGTGTGCTCAATTTAACACTTTCCTTTTAAATCTATATTCGCTTTGCTCGTTCATTGCTTTGATAGCAGACTCACATGTGTAGCTATATTTGTGCCAGATATCACCCCAACCTTTTGAGGATTCATAACCAGCCCACCCGTTGAAGGAAAAACTACCTAAATAGACATGGCACTTACGTTCCCAAAAGAACAGAAAGGTTTTGGTCTCCACAATAGCAAAGTGCCTCTCTCCACAAATCTCTTTTTCTATAATCTCAAAATCACGATAGATGTGTTTAGGATAAATCATTTATAAACCTCCTGTTCCAGATTAATCAATCTCTGATCTAGATAATCAATGAACTCATCTTTCTGTGTAATCTGCTGTTGAAGGTCATACACAGCCCCTATTAAAGCATATTCAATACCGAAAATAGAAGAAGCTCTAGAGATTCCTTTCCACATTTCTGAGGATTCATTAAATCCCTCTACATTAAAGAACTTTTTAATGAACTGTTCTCTAGTCATCAACATGTCTCCATTTACTAGGATGAACCTCATTGTAAGGATTATAAACTTTAAGAACCTCACCACAAGACTGACATATAACAGCTTGATTTCTCTCTACAGGAGTTCCATCAAGATTAAAACTATCTTTCTCATCAAGCTTTGTATGCAGCTCTGGCTGACTACTTCGTCTGTAGCACACTCCACCACATCCTGCGATGTGAATTAGCTCCCACATATCAAGCCACCTTCGTAATAATCAAATCCATTCGTTCAATAGCTGTCTGCAATGAAACTAGGGGATTGCCATCTCTGAAGGGCAGAAATACGTGTGGCACTCCATCTTTATACACAACAGTAACAATGATTTCGGGGTATCCGGTAAATGCAACACTCTTAATGCTGTTCAGAGTGACCCCAGTAGTTGATTCGTAAAAAGCAAGCTCTCCTTTGATACGACGTGTTTTCAACATTCTGAATACTCCACTTTAGGATAAACACTATAATAGTTACCTTTATGACTACACAATGTACACTTATGTTTGTACAAGGCAGGATAGCTTGTCAGCACCAAACCTGTGGAAAGCATCTCGCCTGAGAAACATTCATCACACATCATTTTTACAGTGAAGCATTTAACTTCTGTACGCAGTTCCATTATTTGTTTTCCTCATGTTTACGAAAGATATTACGAAGATCTACAGCTGAATACTCAAACACTTCACCATCAAGTTTAAAATAGAAACCTTTTTCAACGTATCTTTTATCTATCTCGTAGATATCCCCAGACAAATGTACTTCTAAAAATCGGGCGAGAGGGGTAAGTTCTAATTTTTCTGTTCGCATTCCCATCGAAACTAGATTATCTTTTTTAGTTTCGATATTTGAGTACGGACACATCCTTGTGTGATAATCTAGAGGCTTTGTTTCTTTAGGTTTGGAATATATATTATATAAAACACCTAGATTATTAAACACATGATCTTTACCTTTTATCCAACTTCCCTTTTCACTATAAAAAGCGTAGTCTGTCAATTTATAAAATCCATCACGATCACTATTATACGCCAAATCATTGGTGATGTGCTCAATGTAGTATTGAGATGCATCTTTAGATTTACTCCAGTCAATAATCACAATTCTTTCTCCTTAATTGATTTAAGTTCTTGTTCAAGATCATCAATCAAATACCTAAGATTTTGTTTAGTCCTTAGCATACCCTCAACTTTTTCTAATTGTTGATTAGCTGCATAGAGGTCATTAAGAATTACCCATAAGTTTATATCTTTATTGTCACTCATTTCTCTCCCCCTTGCACATATTCTTTAACGATCCCATCCATATTAAGAAACTTATATTTCCCCTCTGTCTGAATATTCACCAACACTGCACAATGTTCTTTAGCTACAAAAGAGAGGAAGTCACGAATGATTGTTTCCTCAAATGTGGGAGGCGTGTATTTAGGTTCTGTACTCATTCATCTAGCTCCTCTCGCTTCATTAGTTCAATGGCTTTATTATTGGGCTCAAATCCCCATCCTGTGTCCGTACCATAGCCATGTCTTTCCAAGAATTCCGAAGCGTTCTCTCCAGCACGCATGCACGCATGCGAGAAGTGTTCTTTATCACTTCCCCAAGAGTTGTATTGCTGCCAAACATTGAGCAGATTATACACCGCTTTCTCAAATTCTAATTCGTAATTCATTTATACTTTCTCCTATAATCTGACTTTCTAGTACACTGTAGCCTTCAGGGGCTACTTTACCAAAAGTACCATCTACAGGCTACTTTTACCAAATAAGGGGTGAGCCATCTTCATCTAGAATATCAATGTCAAGCTCTTGACCACGAAGTATATGCAGACCGTGGCTCTCACTGATAAAAGAGTTTGGGTCAATATCATTCTCTTTAGCAATCTGCATCAAATGGCATCCAATCCAATTCTCTGTACAGTCATTCATTTTATATGTGTCTGTACTGCCATCATACTGAATTGTGTAAGTCATTTACTTTCTCCTTTAATATTATGATAAGGACAATCAGCACTGATCACCCTGTAAGGTGTACCCCACCTGTCTTGATTATCCAGCTTTGGACATCTACAGCCGTTTACGGCACACCAATATTTATGGTAATCCCGATCCATTGGTAGTTTCAGGACTGATTGTAACACATACTCAAACCCTTCCACAATAGCTGCTACATTCTCTTCATTTGTGTACATTAAGGGGCGTTTAAGGAACATATTCAGACGCTTGGATAATACTCTAATAGCTGCTTCATCGTCCTCAATTGGGTAGGAGATCACAGTTAATTCATTGTTTGTGGTCATCTTACATACCACTCTTGTAGAACATATTCAATAAAACCATGTTCACGCTGACTGTTCATTCCAACACGAGCGTCTTCAGCTTCTTTCCAGTCAGAGAAGATATCAATCAATGTGTGCTCCACTCTGCCAACAGTGGCTACTTCGTATAGGAGAAATACTATGGTCATTTCAATACTCCTTTGTTTCTTTGACTACTGCAATGATGACAATAATCAATGTTACAGGCCAGAACAAAGCAGACAACATTGAAGTTTTCCAGTTATACCTGTGTTTCACTGACATGCAACAGATTGCATCAACATACATTGTAAACACGGTCATACAGATTATAAATAAAAAGAACATTTCTAATTCTCCAAGAGTTGTGCTATCAGTTTTTCTTTCTGTTCAGTTGTGAGGTAGTCAGCACGAATCACAACACCATTCACTTTCCTCATTACGCAGCCAAATACTTGGTCAGCTCGATTCTTCTCAGCCTTGATCCTCTCAAGAAGCTCTTTCTTTTCTGAATTGAGAAGAGGTAGTGTTTTATCTTTAACCATCTTACACCTCGTTGTGAATGCCAAGTGAATCCGAGTATCCACACACTTGGTCACTGTACATACTAATCTGTTCATAAATCGTAAGCTGTTCAGCTAGTTTTATTAGCTTTTTACAGTTCTGAATTGAATTCATCAACCCTGTGCAGCCTACACGTTTAAATTCCTCATCTGACACTTTTGATGCGCTGATTTGCAATTGAAAAAGAATGTCTTTAAGGGATGTCAGTTGAAAATCAGCAGAATATTCAGTTTGCATGGCTATTCCCACCTAATCAATGTGCTGCAATAGCAGCTGTATTTCATTAACAATCTTCTTGATATCTTCATTATCAGGGATATCAAGCTTCTTTGCAATAGAAGACATCCGCTTTTCTACTTTCAGTGCATCTTTCTGTAAAAGTACTAATTGTTTGTTCAATTGATCACGAGTCATTTGAATTTACTTCTCACCCATACAGACAGCATTGGGATTCCTAGGAGGAATGTTCCAATTCCACCAAGAGAAAGGAAGCCTAGGAAGAGAACATCTACAGAGTCAATCTTTTCTCCGTCTACAGATCCGCCGAGGGCTAGCATAATGCTGCCAATGATTCCAGATACAAGCCAGATAATTAGGTAAGTCATTTTGTCTCTCCTTTCATCAAGTTTTTAAGTCTTTCACAAACATCATTACGTTCTTTTTGAGTCATACACTCAACCATGTACTGATAAGATTGTAGTGTGCTAGCAATCCGAAGTAAATCTTGATGTGTAATTGAATCTGGAGACCAAGTACAACGCCAAGAAAGTTCGTCTTTAGTCCTAGGCAATCTCCAAGCAGTCCCATTATCTAAAACAGCTACATCTCCTATAATCTTATCCACTTTTTATTTCTCCCAATTTTAGCTTAAAAAAAAAGGCCGCCTTGTGACCTAAATTATAAGTCACTAAGCAGCCGTTGTATAGATCATTGTTGATTGTATTGTTTAACTATAACACCTGAGTCGATTAATATTTTCAATCCATCCTCATCTCGATACTTCTCTTTGTACACAACCTCCTTGATTCCACTTGAAGCAATCATAATAGCGCAGCTAGAACACGGTGCTAAGGTAACGACCAGTGAAGCACCTTCTGCTGATACGCCCTCTTTAAGCATCTTAGCCAATGCGTTCATCTCCCCATGAACCACATCTTTTCTTGTGACTGACTTACAATCAAGCCCTTTTTCTATTTGTACCCTACCTTGATGCATCGTTCCGTGGATGGTGGTGCAGACCGTTTCTTCACAAGTATTATCCTGCCCCTCCAATCGTCCATTGTATCCAATATAAATACCACGATTCTTAGTGATTACACATGCACCCACCTTCTTACGTACAGCATGGCTCATCTGTGCAGCGTTCTCTGCTGTTTGCATGTAGAAGTGAAGCTCTTTCTCCTTCATTCTTCCATACCTACACTAAAGTAATCAGAATAATCTTGATCATAATCATCACGGCAAGTTTGTGCTGTCAACATCTCCTGAATCTGATATGAATCTTCTGTTGAAATATCGAGCATATCTGAAAATTCCCATACTAACATTTGTTCTCTCCTATTTGTTTAATTTAGTTCGGGGAACGCTGTCCCTTTCTCGTGGCCGTACCATAACAAGAGAGTCCTCCACTTTCAAGCTTACTTTTAGTTTTTTGTTCCCGACTTGCAATAACTTTATATTTACCCTTCGGTGGGTAGTTCTCATCAACCCAAGCTTGACACTCATCACGTTTACTGCTATGTAACATATGAATTTGACCTAGGGCATCTTTGAAGTAAAATGCAGCTTGGCAAATGTAGTCGTAGGCTGTGAAATCTTCGTAAGAAACTGTTGTTACTCTCAACTCTTTTTCTTTAGCTGCCATATTACACCTCAGAGTTTTACACAAGAAACCATGTTAGTGTGTGTATAACAAACCACCTTGTAATCTTCATCAACTGTTCGTTTGAGACTGTAGAAAGGATACCCAATATCTTCTGTTTTAAACTTCACTGGCGAATCAGCTTCAACACAACCTGCAATAACTAAACCTACTGCGACCATAGCTAGGTATTTCATATATTCTCTCCTAAAGCAAATGCCGTCCGTGGCAGTGTAATATTATTCTGAATCTTTTACAAGTTTCTTTTTCTCAGCACTGGCTGATTTACGTTTAGCAGCTTCTAATCGCTTATCGTGGGCGATTAGTGCTCGTGCCACGGCTTGTTCTACGATTTCGTCAATTGTCAAGTGAGGTTCTTCGTCTTCGAAGTCTTCAACAATACCACACTCTTGACAATCAGGATTTGTGCAAGGTTGGTTATTACGATACTCAGTCAAAGCATCCAATCGATCTGCAATCTGTTCAGCACTAAAGTAAAACGGAGTCCCTTTAATTACATCGCTGAGGTCGTCAGAACTGAGAAAACCCGAATACACCTTCTCGTACAAGCGTTTCAGCTGCCCACGAGAGAAGTTTGCATGTTCTAGGATATCTGTGTCTTTTCCTCCCAAACTATAGGAACTTGTGTGAATCATTAAGCTAGAAGTGTCATCCAATATCCACTCCCGAGCCGAAAGACTGATGATCGAAGCAGCACTTGCACACTCAGGCCCAATGATTGCGATTGTATGTGCAGCACAGTTATTCAAGCTCCGGTGAAACAACATTGCCGTATCAAGATATCCACCCGGCGAGCAAACGTCCAATACGATGGTATCAGATTCTGAGGCTCCGTTGATTAGGTCCAGCTCATCGCTCCAATTACTTGGTTCAGAAATATCCTCGTGAATCCGAATAACGTGAGTCATACCACCATTATGACTAGAGGAAATACGCGACTTTTGTGGCAACAGCATCAATTCTTCGTGCTTCATAGTATATTCCTCTTAGTAATTTGATACATCAAAATTGACTAAAGCCTTTACAACTTTATCTTCGATAACACCTTCATACTCTTTAGCTAATTTTGCTGCTAGAGAGTTTTTAAATTTCCGGTAAACCTCTCCCGCCATTTCTGGTGATTTAAACCGTCCCAAAGTTTTATTTCTACCGTCTAGCTTGGCACAATAAGCTTTATAACAGTTTTCAGATACGCACCAGCTAACTCCGTAAGGAAGATTACCATCTTTAGTTTTAACAAACGTAAAGAAAGAGTTAATTGCTTTAGGTACAAAAGTGCAAGTTGAAGAATTATACTCTTTGTTACCTGCTGACAAAATGTCCTTATCTAGGCTCATGCCAGTATAGTTCTTCGTTTCCATCCAAGCTTTAAAATTTGAAAAATGTTTCCATTCCTCTGTAACTGTGCACAATATATAAGTTGGCCGTGTTTCATGGTATTTAGGGTCATAACAACGACCAACCATCTTTTTCCAAGTTTTGTATATAGGACACAAGCTAAAATTACAGTCATACTTTCCTATAAGGTCATTTACACCCCAACCATGAACTAAACCTGCCATATTCTCTCCTATTGATAATCAGAGTATGCCCGCAAAATAGTCTTCACAATTTCTGACCTTTGAACATCTTCAATATTAAATTCAAAATAACCAACATCTGAAAACTTAGACGTCATATCTTCTTTAAAGAAACGTTTAAGACCATCTGTCAGCCCATTACGCAACTTAGATTCTTTTGCATCTGTATAGAGTTGGCTAGCATCACCGACCACACAGACACGACTTCCTTTGGAGCCTGTTCGTTCAAGAATCAATTTCAGAACATTAGGCTGTAGTTGCTGTGACTCCTCAATGAGGATGAGTCCCTCTAGCGTTTGGCCGAGCAAATAATTTGGCGGCAACAAGAAGATTCGCTTGTTCAAGTCCGCTGCTACCTTTTCAGCACCCAAGAAATCTTCAAGAATCTTACGGTTAGCCACCATATGTGCAGACATCTTCTCATCTAGACCATTAGGAAGAAATCCAATCTTGTCCATACTTACTTCAGTAGCACCCTTGATAACATAAATCTTTTTGGTGTTATCCCGAAGATATTCTTGGCAATAGTCCCAAAGTACGCATGTACTCTTACCACTACCGCTTACACCCACAATCCAGCTCAATGTGTGAGTTCGTGCAATCTCAATAGCCTGTTCTTGTGAAGGTGTTGGTTTAAATTTCTTAATATATTCAATCTTTGCAGCAGCTTCTTGTACAAATTTCTCCTTTTGCTCTTGCGGAAGGCCACCATTACGTGTTTTCCGTGTGGATTTACGATTTACAGGAATATCCTGACCATCAACATTTACGATGAAAGACCTTTCGCGCGCTCCCAAGATACCACCTCTTTCTCAATTAATAAATTAGCCCAACATCAATCATACTACCAAAACTTCTCACCACTGTCAATGTTTAATTAATCCCCTTTACAGCCTTCAAAGTGTCCTTAGCCGCTTTAAGACTTTCTTCAGCTTTCTCGACAGCTTCTTTAGCAACTTTCTCTTCTGGTGTTTCTACTTTAAGTTGTTGAATCCTCTGTGCCTGAACACTCTTTTTAGCAAGAGTTACACCGCCAGTATAGCTGGGACTAATCCCACCACCACCACCGATCATACCACTATTATTTGTCTGCACATTAGTTGCTTGATAGTGTGTAGCTTTGCCATCCTTATCATACAAACTAAATTGCATGTGTTCATTAATCTCTAAACCAAAGTCTTCACCGAAGTGCCATTCAATATACATTAATTAATCCCCTTATAACCATTTTCGTTAATACAAAGCACCAAGTCCAGCACTTTACTAATCTCCATCGTCAAAGCAAGCACTGCTCCAGTTGCTGCTACATCATATTGCTTTACAATATCACTATTAATAATCTCTTGAGCCTTCAGCACATCTTCTTTAGGCATCCTTGCATAAAGCTCACGAAGATAGTTGTTCTCAAGGGTGTCCAGATTGCACTGTGCAAGGAGTTCTAGGACATAGAAATCATTTTTGTACATGTCTAGTAGTGAATTGCGTAGTAGGTTACTCATTATCAAGCACCTCAATATCAAATGGACCAACCCAAGAAGGTTTCAACACCCCTAAACTCATATCAGCAGGACTAATCACTCCTTGACAAGATGACATTTGCCCCATCCCGTGCCCACCGTTGTGAGTGGAAGCATCTACAAGGGAGTAAAGTTTACCTGTCATATTACCAACCTTGACCAGAATTCCATTAGTTGGGATTGTGATGTAAGATTTATCTTCAGCAACTAGCCTACCGCTACCATAAAAGTCTTCAAACTGGTATTTCATTTCTTCTGCTCCTCACCGTCATTCAATAATTCATAAATCTCTTCACGTGCCAAAGCCATCCATTTTTCATCCCATGTTGGCAATCCATACCCATTACTGGACTCTTTTGTTCCTAGAGAATCAAGAAGCAATATAATCTTAGTCATTTCTACTTTAGAAAGCATTTTGCTTCTCCTCAAACAAAGTCATGATATTAGAATAGTCATAATTACAGTCTTCAATATCTTTGTCCCAATCTAGCGCCGCCACATACTCAAAGATTCCATGAGGGTCTGAATCATTATACTCCAAATCAATAACAGCCAATACCTTTTTCATATAATTTGTTGGGCAGGTATGTTCATTGTAATAATATTCTTGGTTGCTTTCTGCATCAGAAAAATACAGACCCTCAACAATTAGACCAACATTACCATTTTTAAGTAAAACAATGTTTTTGTTTACACGTTCTCCGGTTGCTTGTGTGAACACCTCACCCTTACTATTGAAAGTGATATCATAACGCTCACCACAGCTATCACAATACCAAGAAGTAGAAATTTCAGTATTCAGTAAGTGGTCAATACTACTTGTGCGTTTGTCACAACAAGGACAAACAGCGTAGTGCTTTGTTTCTACCAAGGGTGTCATTTGTTTCATTTCTTCTCTCCCACATACCACTCGATTAGCAATCCCGACAGGGCTAATGATGTCCATTTAGGATTAGCTTCGCACAAATCCTTCAAAGATGCAAACCCTGTGCTTACAACGTAGTCTTTAATATCCACTTTCAATGCCTTAGCCACTTTCTTAATACCTTTAGGACCAACATCATATCTCTGTGGCAAACGCACCTTCAACAAACTAGCGGTTTCACGCCAGTAGGGTTCGTCCGAATATGAAAGGCTCAAGTTAGCCTCAGCAAACAACCTCTTAGCTTCTCTTGACTCCTGTGCTTTCTGCTGAGCAATAAGGCGTTCTTCCGGGGTGAAATTAGGTAGGCTCATTCGTCTGTACCTTCAAGTACTTTCTCACCTTCCAAAAAGGCTTCTTCAGTCCAGTCTGGTGAGTCAGGTTCAAGATGCCAATTTAGTGCAGAAAGAATCTTTACTAAAAGTTTTGCTTCAATTTCAATTTTATCAGTTCCCATCATTTTCTCCTGACTATATCTACGTAATTTTAACCCTAGTCCAAAAAGTGGCTATGGGTATACAGACCCCTTTGCGTTCGTTGATTCTACACTGGTATTCCCCCACAATACAAGACTTTTGATCGGCAAAATGCGGGTATCCGAGGGTGGGTATTTAAGGCTGGGTAAATCACCTCCACTTAACCACAATAACAGCCTCCCTATCCTTCCCTTTCTTCGTCACCCACCCCACCACTTTCAAATCAGCCTTATTCCCATTTCTATCTTCAAATGCTTCCCAATGATATTTGTGGGAATGAGATGAGTCTTGAAGGTAGTAAGGGATGTGCTTCTCTACAACAGGAATCTTACCACATAAAACACCAATAGGTTCTTCAATCATTTCTTTAGCTCCGGTACACCTATCATGCCCACACCCAAGCCTATCCATATCTGTCTTGATTTCTTTTCCTGTGTCACAACAGATTTTCATGTCCACTCCAACGGCTGAACAGACCCTGATGAGAAGAAATAACCATCTTCTTCTACACAGTATATTCGCTTAGAGAGGTCAATACAAATTTCTACACCATATAAAACATAACTGAGATCAACAAACACACAGCTAGTCTGTCCTCCACTTTTCATAGCAAACCAATAGTAGCCGGATATCTTTGGAAGTTCTTGTGTCCACTTCATTTATTCTCCTCCAAATATTTATCCCAAATTTCAACCACCTCATCTCTTACTACAAGCAGCTCAATTTTCTTATCTGCGTAAATTGGATGCTCATCTTCCTTACCCCAAGTGAATTCTTTGCTGTCTGCTTGCCAGTAAGGTATAGTCGATCCCAAAATATTCACCTTCCCACCTTGTCCTAGGCACGTACTAATACAGAATTGGTAGCACATATCTCCATAGCCACGCTCGCCCAACAGAAACACAGGAGTAATGGCATAGATTGTAGATAAAGCGACCAATGTGTCACCAATCTTAATAATCTCTTTTGAAAATCGTTGTACGTTCATTGCTTATCCTCACCTATAGGTTTGTCACCTGATCCGCCTCCAGCACCTCCTCCAAAAACTCCTACCCCTGTAACCCACAAACTTTCTTGGCATACGTCACATATAGATTCAGTTGGGCCTTTAATCTGTGTACCACACCTTCCACACTTAGGTAGTCTATATTTAAAACTTTCCGCCGTTGTCATTTCACATTCTCCTTTACATAATTCTCAGCAGATTTTCCAGCGACATACCAGTCCATCATTTTGCTGTAGTCTTTGTTGACTAGCTCTTTGACAGGATACAGATCTTTGACAGCTTGGACAAAGGCTAACCATCCGTTGGAGATGAGGGGTGTGGTTTTCATTTCTCATTCCAATCAAAACAAGTGTACACTAACAACCAGCCTGTACCTATCCATAGAAAGAATGCCAGCAGCAGTGCAAAGAATCCAATAGATGTCTGTTCTACTTTGTCAATACTGTAAGGCCAACGGCATTCAATTGGTTTGCCATCACGCTCAAACTGTCTGTACAGTGAATCGTTAATACTATCTCCGAACACCTTACCCGTCAGCTTATCACGAAAGATTCCTACAGTGTTAAAGTGTTTTGTTCCTTTGTGCGAAGACATATCTGATCGTGTGTCAATCATTACTGCATCACGCATTTCTTCATGATTACGTATTCCTGCCCAATTCCATACCCAACAACCTAGTGAGAATAGAACAATAACAGACATAATTTTCAGGGTTCTCATTTCTTAGTCCCCTTACTTTCCTGATACCAACCATTCAACAGCCACCATACACCACCCCAAAGAACTATGCACAATATAACAAGAAACCCTGCAAACTCAAATGCTGCTGAAGATCCTTGCACCCACAAGATTGGTACAGCCCAAGCAGACAACCCTGTCAGTAACAGAGGTATGCTCAGTACGATTAGGATTGTTCGGGATGTGATCCAGAATTGTTTCATTTCTTCACCTCAAAATACCAAATCTTGTAATTACTTACCCAAGCACCTAATGTAGAGTCATAGGTTTCATGAATCTCAAATGATCTTCCTTCTTTGGAAGCTAATAGGCATTCTTGTTTAAGAATTTCTTCGTTCTTACTGTTTCTGGTGACGCTGCTTGATGCAAGGAATAGGTCTTTCATTTAGTGTTCCTCTCAATCAATTCATATCTTGCCCGCAATACGCTAGCCTTGTCTCGTGGACATTTGATTCTATCATCTCGTCCATTTAACCAACCATGTTTGAAAGCTGCTGGCTTGTCAAGATGACATTCTGGTAGCTCAAGACTGGATGAATTACGGCCAGCAAGGTAGCCTTCTACGACAGGAATAAATTTAGCCATCATTCTTCCTCCTTAATATTCCAGACACGATTGTACTCATGAAGTAGAAGACTTTTCAAACCATTTTCATTCCAGTCAAAATCATCCTGAATATCTAAAAGAGTTGTGACAACACCAACATCATCAATTTCGTCCTTCTCTTCTTGATCAAGACTGTAGTAAGCTGAGCCATTTACAAATACAATTTCATCCGCCCACCAGATCAATGCTTGTGAAATGAGGATCAGTGCAAATTCTTTGTCTGCACCAACAGCCCTAGTATTGAACCCATACTCTTTATGAAGTACGTTTGCCAGAGTTGGACTTCTGAGCATCCCAGCAGAGCAGACACATAACACCTTTTTCACTTTAGTCTGGAATTGATTTCCAACGTTAGCTAGCTGATTCCTTTGTCCTTTAATCATCATTCTCTCCCGCACACATATGTGCATATCTGTTTGTGTCTAGTCATTGTAAGGTATGCATGTGGAATGTGCAAGGGGGATTTGAGAATATTTTTAGGAAGGTAGGGGAGATGATTTGTGAAGAAAGGGGTTGACGTGGGGAGAAAGCGTGGTATTCTGTGTCTTATCTTTGGGAGGGTAGTAATGTCTACTTTAGAGAAAGTACCGAGTAGCAAGGGGTACAAACCTATATAAACCGTGGCCTGTAGCTTAGTTTGTGTACTGGAATACATGTATCTAGTACTTATCTATCATTCTATTACTACTACACACACATACACCAAGAAGGAGGAGAGTAATTGATTTATGAATTAAGTAAGATGAAAGAATCAGAAGTGTATTCTATTAATCTAAGATGTGTACGAAGTTATATTTATTATCATGAATCTAAATACTATAAGAAGATAGTAGATCAGGTACTAGACCATACAGAAGAAAGATGGGAAGAAGCAGTCAGGTGGTGGATCAGCAATAGTGCTCGTGCTATCAAACATAAAGCTAATGGATTTGTATTTAGCTTGGATAAGAATAGCTATACTGCCTCTGTTCAGGGTATTGGATACAGGAAGGTTAAATCATTAGTTGATTTCCTTGAGCAGAAAGGTTATATTGATCTTTACAAAGGGTATGTTAAATCTTGGAAGACAATCAAAGGTAAACCAAAACCTGATGTTGTTGTCCCCTCATGCCTAATCTTTCGTAAGCGAACACTAGATATGTGGGAAGGGGTGGATGTGTCTTACAATCTATGGCGGGATCTTGAAGAAAGTGATCTTGCTATTATACGCAATCGTGAGACAAAACAATTAATGTCCACCCGTGGTCACAAGGGCTTTAAAGATATCAAATCTGAGGTGAGGAACATGAATAACAGTTTGGAAGGTGCAGATATCACATTTGATGGCAAGCCAATTGCAGATGTTGCATATCGTCGTATCTTCAGTGGTGATTTGGATAAAGGCGGCAGACTTTACACGCTTGGTGGTGGAGTTCAGCTTCTTCCACAACACATCAGGGCTTCGTCCTTGCGAATTGATGGTGAAGCTGTAGTGGAGCTAGACTACTCAGCTATTCACCCAAGTATCTGCTACCAACAGATGTATAACAATGATGGCTTTAGTATTTATGATGTAATGGGGAGTGAGTTCTCCCCTTATGATGCTGACTTATCATTTGTTAAAGTGGATGAGAAGCTAAAAGAACAATGGGAAAACTTGACAGGTAAAAAGCATAACCCAAGGCGTTCACTAGCAAAGCTTGGAATTCTCATTGGTATGAACTCTGATGATATGAATAGTGCAGCTTGGACACTTGGTAACAAGGTGAAGCTTGATCGAGAGAAGGAGGTTGAAGATCAAGAATTTTATGCCCTAGTTGGTAAGACAGATTATGGTAAGGTGCTAGAAGCTGTAAGGAGTCATAATGACTTTATTCGCGACATGTTCTTTAACGATGGTGGTATCATGCTTCAAAATATTGACAGTAAGATTATGATGAACATTGTTGGTGCAATGGGTGAGAAAGGTCATGCCGTATTGTCTTATCATGATAGTGTGCTGGTTAAGGAATCAGCAGAAGATGATTTGAGAGAGGCCATGTTCACAGCATGGAAAACAGTATTAGGAGATACCACATTTTGCAAGGTGGATAAGAAGTGAATCCTAATACAAGAGTAGTTAACAAATACAAAGAGGACTATGACATCTATATTGGTCGTGGTTCTAAATGGGGCAACCCTTTCAGCATTGGTAAAGATGGCACTCGAGAAGAAGTTATTGAGAAGTATAGACTCCATCTTTGGGAACAAATCAAATCTGGGGAAGTTACTAAAGAATCTTTACATGAACTGAATGGCGCTGTTTTAGGTTGTTTCTGTAAACCACAAGCATGTCACGGTGATGTACTACTTAAAGCTTTAGAGTGGAGTTTAAAATGAAACTTAATATTGAAGACATCCTAGATGCACAATCAAAACGTAATCAGATCAATAGTCTGGACATCAAAGATATTGAGTGGTATCTAGACGGAGAGAAAATTACTATTTCTGATGATACTTTAGAAGAATGGAGATTCACAGGGTTGAGTAATACTGATTTTGTTAATTTTTGTATCCCGGAGATTTATAAATGAAAACCGATACAAACACATGGTGGTATGGTTTCAAGGAAGCTGAGCAGCTATTTTATGAAGGTTTTGTGCCTGATTTTAATGATTTCATAAGCAATTATATTTACTTTGAGAAGGGAAGCTGCATGGTTGGTATTCCCCTGAAAGATAAAGAACGTAAGACAGGAGTTCTTGACTACATCCGATATCTTAATGAGAATAAAGATATTATTTTAAATAAGTCTTGGTAAATACATATCAAATGGTGTTAATCAATAAATAAAAGTAATTTAGGAGAATTCGAGTGTATGATTAAATTAAGCCGTTGTCCCAGATGTTTATGTGAAGATGTTGAATTTTCATCTACAAGGGATTTGGATATCCTATCGTGGCATATTGAATGTACAGGATGCAATCTTTGGACTTTTAGTACCCAGACCTTAGCTTTTGTAGAGCTACCTAATTTTGATCATGAAAGTATGTCTCTTAAATACAATGCTTGGTGTAAAACTAACCCAAAAGGATATTGTGAGGAAAAGTGGTGAAATACAAATTCCATGAAGAAAATCTTCCCATTACTGATACCACTACAGAATGGGCCGACAACAGGCAGTATACAAAAGAGATTAACTGGGTTTGTAAGAATGCTGGTTGGGATGTTAATAAGATTAAAATTGATGATCTTACGTTTGGCTATGTGCCTGTAATGTTCTATAAGGGTAAGTATGCTGGCTATCTGGATCAATGGTTTTACTTATGCTTTGCTGAAGATGATTGGGAAAGTTATTGGGGATTTGATAATTAGTTAAATTAGTTGTTGACAAATAGCTATCAAGAATGGATAATCCATAAACAAGATTAATTAAAGGAGTCCACAGAATGGGCGAATTGCATTATTGCCAATCCTGTGGCAATGAATACCAAGACTGTAATTGTGAAGATGTTTTTGAAGATGAAGTAATTGAAGGTAAGTTCCGATGGGAGTACCAACATGAAGGGTGTAGTTATTATGGAACTAAATTTAAGAAAAACTATGCTGATCGTGATGAATAGAAAATAAATGTATACAATATCGCTATTAGGTATTGACAACTGATAGAAATGCCGTATAATAGGAGACGCAAAGCCCTTGGCTTTTGGGCTGAAAAGAATTCCTCTTGGCTGTATGGAGCAACACCATCGATTTCCATATGTTTGTCGGTGTAGTGTGAGAACAAGAGGTTTAAAAAGTCAGAATGCGAACTACCCGCGAGGATGTTCAGCCTGAAAGATAATGTCTGGTTCTCCATTATCAAGTAGAGCAGTCGAGTTCTGATAAAGTCGTCTTTACAAGAAACAGTCAAAGCTCTCTCCTACTAAAATCTTTGATATGATTTGTGATGGTGCAAGACAAGATGTGTGTGCGTCCTTTCTATTTGAGAAAATACCACTCAAACGTAACTGCATCGTAGCCTAGCAGACGCTAGGAACTAATTCAGGGTCTGTAGCATAATTGGTTAATGCAGCGAACTCATAATTCGTTGATTTCCAGTTCAAGTCTGGATGGACCCACCAAGTTTTAAAAGATTTGTAGCACTTGTCAAAATAATGAGCTTAAGCTGTTGGGGCTGAAGCGGAGTTGGCACAGGATGCCTTTCAAGGAGATTCATATCGTTCCCAAGACTTTATGAGTTTCACGCTGCATTTATTTATGGCGAAGGTCGTCTAACGAAGACACTCAAGTTACAGTCAGATGGGCTTGAGAGATGTGGATATCGAACTCCACTAACTGCCACCTTAAAGTGAACTTCAGATAAGCTACGGGGAGGCTAGGACTGAAAATGTATTATCCTACCTCCCCGGCTAATTCCCTACACATACCACAATTATAATCCTCCGATAACATATGGTATGTGCTCCTCGCCAATAGTGGTTTCTCTCCTCCTATTATTGGTATTGTGTCTTCCAAAGTGCCCTCTCCCGCTCTGGAAGACATTTCTTTAAGTCCATTCCATCACTTAGTCACCACAGTATCTATTCTGTAACCGAATGGCTTTAAACAAGTGTATAACACAAAGGTATTTAATAATGGCTGGTCCAACAAAAGATAAACAAACGGCTGCCCAAAAGGCAACCCGTTTTGATGGTGAAAAAAGTAATAGAAATACCAAAGGTAATTCGAAAGTTCGTATTAAACAATCTAAATTGCGTGATCTTGCGGATAAGCTACGCCAGCGAGAAGACATTGCATTGGAGTTGATTGATAAGAGCCTGAAAAGTGAGACTGTAAACGCTGACAGCGTAGCGAGCGCCAAGTGGGTGATTCAATCACTTGTATCGGTAGAAAAAGCCGCAAATGCCGATGAAATCTCTAACTTCAAGGCACGTCTTGAAGGTAAGCGTGATCCTGAAGAACAGACTCCTGAAGAAATCAAATCTGAACTCAAACCCCGACTTTCGTTGGTGTATGTAGACCCTGACGAAGACGAGTAATCTTATTATTCATATCTGAGTTCTTAGTCTATAATCACTCTATAATTGGTCTATAATGACCTATAAAGAATCAAGTAGTGATGCTTGGTATTGAAGATCTTGCCTAGACCTTCATAAGCTAATCTGGCGGTTAGCTAAAATAAATGACAAACCGGAAAGACGGTTGATTGCGGAGAAACCCTTTGAATCTTGCAGAGGGAGAGTTGTCAGGTCAGGTTAAGATTGTGGACGCTGGCACAACTATTATAATAAGGGGAATTTCAATTGGCTTCAATCTCAATAAAAAGAGGGGATTCACTCTCGGAGCTAATCAACCTCCCCGCCACATTTGGTGACGGATACTTTGCATCATGGACTCTATCCTCCCAAATCCGTACATCCCGCTACTTGACGTTTATTGCTGACCTTTCCCCTGAATGGCTTGATCCCGCTACTACACGCACTGTTCGTATCTCTCACCTTGATACAACGGCATGGCCTGTAGGGGATGCCTCAATTGACATTCAACTGACAAGCCCTCTTGGTGTTGTCATTAGCACCTCTACAATCTCTGTCAATATCATCCAAGATATTACTTTCCTTACTAATTCTGTGGTGGCATAAATGATTGATGTGGAATTTGTAGGGCAATATTTCAAAGGTGATAAAGGTGACAAGGGGATTATCTGGAAAGGTGTCTACAACCCTACACAAACTTACGCTATCGATGATGCTGTAAGTTATAACGGGTCTAGCTATCTTGCTATCTCTGCTGGTATCAATCACGTTCCAACCAACACTAGTTATTGGGGTGTTTTGGCTCAGAAGGGAGATGTTGGTAGTGGTACATCAGGTGTTCAGAGTGTAAATGGTGAGACGGGAGTAGTTGTCCTTGATAAATCTGATATTGGTTTATCTCAAGTTGACAACACATCAGATCTAAACAAGCCTATCAGCACAGCTGTACAACAAGCTATCAATTCTATCGCCCCAAGCTCACCTTTAAGTAAAACCCTTGTTGAGCTTAAAAGCACCTACCTTGCAGCAGATCATCCAAACACGACAGTCTTTATCAGCGACATGGGCGGTGTTCCAGCTTATAGCTCCGATGCACAGCACTGGAAGCTTTATAGCACAAATGCTGTTGTAGCAACTGATCCCGGCCCATTTACAATGGAAGGGTTGTTTGCAGATGGTGAACGTGGGTTGTGGCTTGATGCATCTGATACATCCACTCTCTTCCAATACTTTGATGGGGCACGCCCTGTCACAGCAATGGGAGATGGTGTAGGTTTGTGGCTAGATAAGTCCAAAGGCCTCACTCTTGGTGCTAACGCTGTATTGGAAAATGCTACAGGCAATGCTGATAACAACTTTAGCCAATCGCAGCTTAATGGCTCGTTTGCAGGTGTTGCAGGTCAGCTCTACAAAGCATCGGGCACCTTTGGTGGTTACGGAGATACAGATTTAGCTATCCGATTTGATGAGCAAGATGTTATTCGTCCATCACTTTATGGTGGTACATACACAGGCAATGTTTATTTCACTGTTCCAACTACCAAGACAGCCCGTCTGACAATTGGTAGTGCTGGTAATGGCAACGGTGGATCATCTTGGGCTAATGTCACGATTCAAGCTGTGGCAGGAAACCATGCTAGGCAAACAGGCGGCAATCGCTTAAGTTATCGAAGCGTTCCAGCCCATGTCTATGCAGATGGTGTTGATGATGCTCTTCCTGTAAACTTTGGGACGGCTCTTGGGAGCAATGTCACAGTTGTTAAAAGTATTGCAGGGGTTGGGGCACAGATTCTTTCCAACCAGACAATTGGTACATCCTATAGTGTCAACAGCACAGTGGCAGGGCTATTAATTGTTAACCGTGATCTTACAGATGCTGAGATTGATGGGGTTACAGCGTGGGCAGAAGACCTTGCAGATGTCCCACAAGCTAATCGTACAATGGGCGTCACATATTGGAATGCTGTCTACACAAGTCTCTTTGGTGTATCCTCTAATCGTGTTGTAGCAACAGACTTTACAAGTATTATTGCAGGCGGTGCCCCAGTTAATGAAATCACCTTATGCCTTCCAAACTTTATTGTAACAAGTGAAAGCACAGGTATGGGGACTAACGTAGGTGCTGATCGTCCTGTATTGGACGTATCCTTTGAGGCATTAGGTGTTACAGTTCCATGCTTCTTTTCGGGTAATACAAGATCCTTTACACTACCTGACGGACATGGTGGTGTAATGATGAATCCTATTTCCATCCCTACAGCATTTGGTGTAGATAGTTTGCCAGCAGGCACACAGGTTCATGTTAAAGTAAGGCTTGCCTTTCCTAACGGTGGTCAGTGTCCATTTGGTGTTCGTGGTCTTCTTACAGCATTCCCTCGTGATAAAGTATATGTGTACGATCCATCTGTCACAACACTTTCAAGTGTAGATGTCTCTGGTGCATTCACTGTCACATCAGGTCCAGCCCCAGATTCTATTGCAGCAGGCTACACACCTTATATTCTTGGTAAGTATGTGACAGGCTCAACACCTTCTGTAGCATTCTTCATTGGTGATTCTATCCCGGCAGGTATTGGTGATAGTGGTGCTGGCTCAGTCTCTGGTATTGGCTTTACACAGCGTAAACTTGCAAGTCTTCCAGTTCCAGCAGCAGGATTTAACTTCTGTGTACCGGGCGGTAAGACAGTTGCTGGCATGAACGATGAGCGTGTATTGCAATACGCACGTATGTCAACATTTGCTGAAGCTGGTACATTGGGCACAAATGATCTTCCTCGTGGCTCTGATAATGGTGTTACAGCACAACAAGTGTTTGAACAGCTCAAGCTTCGTGTATCTGATTTTAAAGCACAGAGTCTGTCTCCAATTGGTGTAAGACATCTTCTGCTTTGCACACAAGATGGTACAGGTAATTATCAGACAGAAGCTGATCAGACAACTGTATATGGCTGGAATACGGGACAACAAGCTGATCAGTACAACACACTGATTGATAATGCGGGGTTTGATTATATCCTTCCCGGCAATGCTGTTCGTGGCACAGATGTACACAAATGGAAAGTATCGTCCAGCACACCTCGTGTTTACACCAATGATGGGCTACACCCTCAGACACAAGGCCATATTGAATTGGCTGCCGAGGATATGCCTATCACCTCGGCTGCGTTGAATAGCTGAAGAGCATTAAGGGGCAGGGAAGCCCATACATTCTAAACAGATTTAGAACAGGCGAGGCTGTTAAATATAGAAGCCACTGTTTGTCTGTCTGTGGCTATAATACCTCGAAAAAAGACACCTAAAAATAAAATAACAAAAAGGTGTTTACAAATGGATACAATCCCAGATCTCACACTTATAAGTGGTGTTTGGTTAGATGTCTATGCTGCATCAGGTATTGCTCCACAGAGTGATCTTGTAGTAAAAAATAAAAGTAGTAATGCAATTTATATTCAGATTAGAGCAAGTACGCCCACGGCTGCATCGATTGATGGATGGCAGTTGAATGGTATAGGTACGGCAGCAGGTGGTGAATGGACAACTATTAATAAGGTTCCTGTTGGCTCCAGAGTTTGGGCTAAAGGAAATGGTAAAATGTTTATTCAGGTTTTTGACTAATGGCTATCATACCTAGCAAGAATGCTGTTACGGTTATCACTGGTGACAGTGGTGTAAATCTGGATAACTTAGAAACTTTTGAAGTACCCTATAAAGCTCCAGATGGGACACTACAAAGCTCTGGCCTGAGAATGCTGACATCAGGAAGCCTTTTGGCTCCTGTGGGGTTTTCTGTAGAATCAGGCAGTATTGATTTTGGTGATGTTTTACGACTATCAGAATCAGCGGGTTTCCTTGCATTTGAAAACATGGTTGATGGTATCAAATACCAACTTGTAGATTATGCAGTTCCAAGAACATCCGCATCATCTAAGCCATATTATTTTAAACTGATCGAAGCTCAGAAGAAATTTCAAGCTTCGGCAGGCAATACAGTCATCACAACAAACCCTTTACATTTTGAATACACGACACGTCTTACGGCTCGTACTAATACACTAAGCTTTAATGCAACACAACAGATGAATAATGTTCGTCTGCGTATCATGGATAAGGTGAGTGGCATTGTTGTAAAGTATTTCCCTAGTAAGTCTGCATGGTTGACTGGAGAGGGTGGTACAACCTTTGAGGTTGGTGATAATTTAATTGATTTTCAAGATACTGCATTAATCTTCCAAGCTGGCACAGTATTGGCCTATGATATTCAGGGGGATAATATTGCTTTGTCAGGAACCAATGGAGTTCCCGCGATATCAGCTTGGCTGCAAGAAGGTTATTTTGTTGGTGTTGCTGATGCCAATGATGTGGCAAATCTTCAAACACAAATTAGTACAATGGCTACACCATTCTCTGGAAAGTATGCAGATTTAACGGGTGTTCCAGCGTCCTTTGTTCCAAGTCAACACACTCACAGCATATCCGAAGTAAACGGTTTAACTGATCAATTATCAGCACTAACAAGCGGTATTCAAGCTGCAAATAGTGGACTAGGTGGGCTGGCAACAGTTGCTACTTCAGGCAGCTATAATGATCTGACAAATAAACCTAATCTGTTCTCTGGCGCTTATTCTGATCTAAGTGGAAAACCTGTTCTGTTTTCAGGTAGCTACACTGATTTGACCAACCAACCAATTATTCCTTCAGCTGTCACCAAGACATCACAACTCACTAATGATAGTGGATATCTTACAAACGTAACTTTCCCTGTTGTGTCTGTTAATGGTAAGACTGGAACTGTTGTTCTAACGAACATAGATGTTGGTGCAGCTCCCACAAGTCACACACATGCCATTAGTGATGTTACCAATCTTCAAAACACTCTTGATAGCAAAGTATCTACAGCGGCTTTGAGTGGATATGCTACAACAGCAAGTGTTACTTCGACACTAGGTAACTACACCACTACACAATCCTTGAATAACCTATTAGCCGGTAAGTTTAATTCACCAACAGGATTTACAACTGAATATCTTCGGGGCGATGGATCTGTAGTAACTTTTCCGATTATCCCTGCTGCACAGGTTCAGAGTGATTGGAATGCGACATCAGGTGCTGCACAGATACTGAATAAGCCGTCACTGTTTTCAGGGTCTTATACAGACTTGATCAATAAGCCTGTATTGTTCAGTGGTGTATATTCGGATCTGACAGGGAAGCCAACATTATTTAGTGGAAGTTACACTGACCTTACAAATAAGCCAGTATTGTTTGATGGAACGTATGCAAGTCTAACTGGCAAGCCTACAAGCTTCCCACCGTCTGCTCATACACATGTTATTGCAGACGTGACAGCGTTGCAGTCTGCATTGGATGCTAAGGCACCATTAACAAGCCTTCCTCAAGCTCGTGTATTTACAAACCCTACAAGAACATTAAACACAGCATTTCAAGTGAGCAGTACACGAGATAGTCAAGTGGTGTATTCCGTGGATATCACTGTTCAAGCTATTTTGATTGGTGGCACAAGTGGTAGGGTTTATCTTGAATATGCTAACGAGGTTGGCTTTACTACAGGGGTTACGGTAGTAGCATCTTCTGGTAATTCTACAGGCGGTGTTCTGAGTATTACAAATCTTGGCACAGCAAACCTTGCAGGTATTATTCCCGCAGGTAAGTTTGTAAGGTTGAGAACGGCAAACGTAACCGGAACACCAACGTATGCGTTTCAATCAGCACAGGAAGTGCTGTTGTAATTAAAATAAGGTGATTTATAGGAGCCTCTTGCAATATAGAGGTTCTTATTAAAATACTTTAACTTAATTGAAAATATCTATTGACAGAATTGACCTTTCTCAGTAATATACTCATATAGACATTAGAAAGGCGAAACGAACAGTGAATACTTATAAAGTAGAGCTTAAAGCAACAGATAGCTCAGGGATTAAATTTCTTGAGAATGTGGTACGGTTCGCTAACCTCGGTGCTACGATTGACAGCAGTTATCCAACCAAAAATACCTTTCCGAATAAAGTCATGCTGAACGTTGAAACTGAAGAGTTTCTTGAAGATGACATGGTGAATGGTGTTCGGGTGTATCCTGTTGAGTTGCAGTATAGTAAAGAGCAGCTTGAAGAATTTGAATGGGATAAGTTGAAAGCTGTCTGTAAAGAACGTGGCATTAGTGGTCGCGACAGAGCACAGCTTATTCGACAGTATGAAGAAAGTTTTGAGAAGAAATAAGAAGTTTAAAATCTAACTAACTAGCATGGGAGAATTCACATGGCTAATGTAAGAAAAATTTATGATCAGTTTTACGAGTCGAATGGCTACGGAATTATGGAAGTTATTGGTCGAGATGGCCGAAAACTACATTTAAGATTTGTTACTACAGGTTATGAAACAACAGCTGACGCTGGCAATGTACTTGCTGGTAAGGTTAGAGACTTTAGCGTACCAAAATGTACAGCTCACGACTGGCAACCTTGGGACGAAGAGTTTACTAATAATGCTGGATACAGTGGAAAAATTATTAGTAAGAAGTCCAAGAAGTGCGTAGTTCAATTCTATGATACAGGCTACACAGCAGAAGTACACATTGATAATGTACGGATGGGTAAAATATCCGATCCTTATAGCAAAACCTTTCTTGGGATTGGTTATTTAGGAGAGTATGAGCTTCTGCCTTATTGGAAACAAGCTAAGCAGCTTTGGTCAAATATGATGAAGCGTTGTTATAATCCTAAAGATGCTCATGGGTATTTTGGCAAATGTTTCGTAGATACGAGGTGGCATTGTTTTGCTAACTTTCTTTCAGACATCTCCAGTTTAGATAATTTTGATTCTTGGTTGGAAGCTAAACAGCTCGGTACAAGCCCTTATAATTTAGACAAAGATCTTAAATTTGAAGGTAATAAAGTTTATTCTAGAGAAGCTTGTATTTTCGCTACTGAGTTTGAAAACAAATCAGCAGCCTCAAAAACTCCAAGAACTAAAAGGATTAAACTGGTGCAAGTATGACAGAAACTGTTATCTCAGCTCAGAGCAGGTTCCAATCGCAATACCTGCTCTCAGATGCTCAAATCCTCCTAGTTGGAGGGGCGGCTTGAACTACGGGCCGCTTTAAACCCCTCTAATTGCTGGAACCCTTACTATTAAGTTAAAGGTAATCAGCAGCGAAGACTTAGAAATAAGTAACGTTCAGAGACTATCTGTGATGAGTGTAGCAGAGTAGGTTGCAAGTGCAATCGAAACGGGGGGCTGTTAGAAATAACAGGTGATATAGTCCGATCCTCATAGAAATGTGAGAAGGTTTAACGAACCTTAGAATTTATTGGGTAGTTCCAAAAGTTATGTTGGGTTAATGCGGCATCTTCGTTTCGTAGAAGATCCAAACTATAAGGCTTATTGTATTCGTAAGAACTCCAGTGCGATTATGGCTTCTGGTGGTCTGTTTCAGGAAGCAGTTAAACTATATAGTCAGTATGATCCTAGTCTTAAAATTCGATTGAAAGATCAAAAATTAGTATTTTCTAGTGGTGCAGAGATTAGCTTCTCGCACTATGAGAATGCTAACGCAGCTAAGAAATATCAAGGTATTCAAATTTCAAATATCTTTTATGATGAGGCAACTCACGCGGAGGAAGAAGATATTTGGTGGCTTTGGTCGCGGCTTAGGTCTGAGGCGAAGAATGTCCACGGAATTGTCATGTCATGCAATCCTGACAATTCAAGCTGGCTTCTAAAGTACGCACAATGGTATTTATATCCAGAGGGCCATGCACTAGCTGGCCGCCCAGACCCAGAAAAGAATGGCACAGTTCGTTATCTGCTCCGAGTGGCTGGTGATATTGTTTGGGGTGAAAGTGCGCAAGAGCTTATTGACAAGTACGGAAATCCTAAATTAGAAGCCGAACATGACGATCAAGTAAAGCCAATTAGCTTTCAAGGGTTATTTGGCACTATTGATGATAACCCCCCACTGAAGAAAAGTAACCCACTATATCGCTCAAATTTGGAATCTCTTCCAAAACTTGACCGCGAGCGATTGCTCTATGGGAATTGGTTTGCAAAGCCGGAGAACAGCACCTATTACGATAGGAATACTGTTCCAGTGTTGACTCAAGCACCCCACCATTCAGAGTTTTCAAAGGTAGTTCGGGTTTTTGACTTCGCTGGCACTTTGCCACACGACGGAAACAGATCGCCCGATTACTTCGCCTCATTGAAGCTTGGTAAGCTGAGAAATGGTAATTATGTGATCCTTGATGTCTATAGAACACGAATAACATTTGGTGATTGGGAAAAACAAATCCTAGACAGTGCTCAAAGGGATGGTCCCGAAGTAGAAATTATTCTCGGAGAAGACCCTAACCCAGCAGCTAAGGCATCTACTATGCTAATAGCTCGTTCTATTATTGAACATGGATATGTGGTTAAAACAAAAAGAGCATCACTAGGTAAGCTGGACTCCTTCAGACCTTTTGCTGCATCTGCCGAACTAGGTGTTGTTTCTATTGTGAAAGGTTGCTGCAATGATCTTTGGAATAAAATTGTAGCGGATAATGATTTCTTTCACAAGGAACTTGAAGCTTTTGATGGACAGAGACGTAGTGGAGAAATGGGCCACGATGATATGGCAGACTGTGCTTCTTTGGCCTACCTCACTTTGGCACAAAACAAAAGCGTACCATCCTTCGCAGTTCCCATCTACACCAAGACAAACGAATTCAGGCTTTGATTAGCCAAACTACTATAAGGAGGCACACACGGATGCCTAATGGTGATGCCTATGGCACGCGTTAAAAAAGCTGCTGCTGATAGCCTAGACCTCTCCACTGGATCTGAAAGTGTGCCACGTATCCCTTACAGTGAAACTGGTGCAATTGGTCTGAAGCAAATTAATGGTCAAATCCTTGAGGAATCGCGCAGAGAACTTCAATATCCTCAAGCAGCTAAAACTTACAAGACAATGAGCAATGATGCAACTATTGCATCTGGTCTTAACCTCTTTCAGATGATGATGAGTAGGGTTAAATGGAATGTTCATGTCCCTGTGGATGCTAGTGAAGAGACTAAGAAACACGCTAAGTTCTTGGCTCAAGTACAAGATGACATGGAGCATTCGTGGTATTCATTTATTAAGGAAGCTGTAAGTTTTTATACTTACGGATTTGCCCCTCATGAAATCGTACTGCGTAAACGTTTGAAGTCTGCTGGTTCTAAGTATGATGATGGTTTGGTAGCAATTAGAAAATTGCCCATTCGTTCACAAGACACCATTAGTCGTGCTGAGTTTTCAGAAGACGGTCGTACATTTCTGGGCTTCTGGCAGAATCCCAAAGGTATTCTAGATTTCTATGGTGGTTTTAACGGTGGTAAAGCTACAAGTATGGATGAAGTGTTTATTCGTAAGAGTAAGCTTCTGAACTTTACTTGTGACAGCAGCCGTGGCAACCCAATGGGTACAAGCCCTTTGCTAAAGTGCTACTACGCTTGGAAGTATCGCACCAAGATTGAAGAGCATGAAGCTATAAGCCTGTCTCGTGATTTGAATGGTATTCCCCATTTTAGGATTCCGTCTGATTACATGGCAGAGAATGCTAGTGATGATAAGAAAGCTGCTTATGAAGCTTACATGAATATTGGGCGTAATATTCAAGCTAATGAACAGGCATCTCTTACAACCCCATCTGATCGGGATGATAATGGTAACTTGTTATTTGAGTTCGACCTTGTAAGCTCTGGTGGGTCTAATCGATTCAATACAAACGACATCATTGGTCGGTATAACTCTGCTATTTTACAAGCTCTTTGGGCCGATATCCTTCAGATGGGTCAGAGTTCGGTTGGCTCCTACAGCCTGTCCGATACCAAGAATTCCTTGGTAATAATGGCTGTTGAAGACAAGCTCATGGGTATGCAAGAGACTCTTAAAGAGCTTCGTGATCTTCTATTCAAGATGAATGGCTGGAACCTAGAAGGCGAATTGCCTTACTGGGAATATGAAGAAGTTCAACAAAGTGATCTTGATATCTTGTCCAAGGCTGTTCAACGTTATGCTGCTACCGGCTCTATTGAACTTGACCGTGAAGTATTGAACATCACTCGGCAGTCTATTGGTGCTAAGCCACACGACATGGATAAAGAACCTATGGAAGAATACTTGCCTGAAAAGACAAGCTCAAGTGGCGATTCATTTAGTTCAGGGCTTCCCGGTGGTACGGGTGATAACACAGGCGGCAGTGGTGATAGTTCAACAGGGAATACAGAAAATGCCTAATAAATCAGAAAAGCTTTACGAACTGCTTGAGAAATTCTTTGGTGGTTCAAAGGAACAAGAACCTGTTGTAGAGGTGACCAAAACTATTGACCTTGAACAGCGAAGAGCTTTGTTTGTGGTTCTTGAGCCTGACACTGTTGACTTGCATGGTGATATCTATTCTGCTGATGAAGTAGAGAAAGCTTGCATTAACTTTAACACTCATTGTAATAAAGCAAACTTGTTTCATCAAGTTCAAATTGAAACTGCAAAGATTGAACAATCATTTATCTCTCCCTCAGACTTTATGCTTGATGATGGACGAATGATTAAAAAAGGTACTTGGCTACAGTGGTTTTACTTTCCAGAAGGAAACAGTGATTCCGATAAACTGTGGAAGCAAGTTAAATCTGGTGATATTTGCGGAGTCAGCATTGGTTGCCGCGCTACTGTGGAAGAATTGTAAATGACAGATCAAGCACGTAAGCGGCTATCTAACTTTAACTTTGAAGGTGAAGGCTCGCACGTAGCCCTTGTTGGAAAGCATCAGGGTGGTCCAGCAAATGGCGTCACTACTTTGCTCACAAAAGCTACTGACAAGATTACCGACGAGCAAGTAGATAAAGCAACAATGGTTCAAGTTGAAATGAACATTGTTGACTTCCTAACCACATTCTTTGGCCTTTGGTGGGATGACGCAATTGTTCTTGCAAAGATTATGGGACTGGATACTGAGCCCGAAGAGCAAGAAGAAACTGTAGATTGGTATGAGCAGTGGATTAATGAAAAAGTATCTGCTGTAACTCTTATGAAATCCTTGGTTATGGATAAAAGCGAGGCTGAGATTAACAAAGCTATTGCTTCCCTTAAACCAGAAGAATTGCTTTTGCTTCTTGAGACACAAAAGAAGTTTGAGCAAGCATTGTCCTCGCAAGAGGGCGTGAACGTACTGCAAGGTACAACCTCTCCCTCTGTGGAAAAGTCCATCAATAAAGGTAATGAAATGTCTGAGTTCGTAACTAAAGCAGTTCACGAAGAACAGATTAGCAAAGCTGTTGAAGAAGCTGTAGCTAAAGCTGTTCAAGAAAAACAAGAAGAAATCGTAGCTAAACAAGTCGAACTGGATGCAGCTCTTGAAGTTGTCAAAGGCTTGCAAGCTAAAGAAAAAGAATCTGTTGAGAAGGGCCGTAAAGCAGTCCTGAAAGAAGCAGGTGTAGCCGAAGACGAAGTAGAAATTCTCTACAAATCCACCGAGGCGTTGTCCGCTGAAGCCTTTGAAGTAGTTGCTAAAGCAATGGCTAAGGACAAAAAAGCTGTTGAAGAAAGTGACCTGTTCAAAGAACAAGGCGTTTCGGGTGAAGCTGCCGATACTGTTGAACTTGACGGTGTTGCTGCTCTTACCAAATCCTATCAAGAAAAATTTCAAAAGGAAGCTAAATAATGCCTCTGGTAAACTTTAATATTCGCACCCTCGGCGACCTCGTTGTACGTGAATTCTCGCCTGCTGATGGCTACTGCCGTGATGAAGTCACCTTGCCTGCTGGCACCTACCCGCTGGGTACTTTGGTTGTCGGTACTGCTTTGAGCGCTACCTTTGCTAAGTATGTTGCTGGTGCTGCTATTCCTGCCGGTTCTATTCTGGCAATGGTGTTGGGTGATCACTACGACGTTCGTGACACTTTCACCCTGACTGCCAACGCTCCTGCATTGGTTATGTATCGTGGTCCGGCTCAAGTTAGTGACTACCTGCTGAAATCTGTAAACGGTATTAATACTGCTCAGATGGTTGCTGTCACCGCCCAACTCAATGCCCAAGGTATTGACGTGTTGGTCGCTGTCTAAAAATTAATCTAAAGGAAATATATTAAATGTCTGAGCAATTCCTGAGTAAAGCACTCGCTTTCGATCCGGCTAACGCAAATCGCCGTATTGAAATCACCCCTGCAATCAACATTGTCCCTAACCGCTATTTCTTGATGGACCAACTTGGTCTGTTTGAAGATGTATTCTTGACCCAGAAACACGCTCTGGTTCCAGTTTACAACGAAGTTTTGGCTGGTGCTCTGCAAGACTACAACTGGGGTGAGAAATCCCAAACTCTGTCTCCAGATGGCAAGCGCTACATGCGCATTGACGTTCCTCACTTCCCAGCATCTTACGCTATCACTCCACAGGACGTGGAAGGTATCGCTGCTTGGGCACAAGTGTATCAAGGTAATGATCTGGAAACCATCGATGCCGTTCGTGCTCGCAAGCTGGCTAAAGCCCGTAAAGCACACGCATGGGTTCGTGAAGTCTCACGTTTCAACCTGATCACCACTGGTAGTGTTTACGCCCCTCGTGGCACTGTTACCCAGAACTTCTACCAAGAGTTCCAAGTACAGCGTACTCAGATTTCTACTGATCTGGCTACCTCCACCACCCCAGATGCAACTATTAACAACGTAGTTGCTGGTCTGCAAGATAACCTGCAATCGGGTGAAATTGTAAACCGTTTCATCGCTCTGTGCTCGCCTACCTACTTCCAAGCGCTGATCAACAACGCTTACATCACTGATATCCTGAAAGCTCAACTGGCTGGTGGTACGTCCAACCTCCTGTTGAATCGTCAAGTTGGTGGTTTGGTTGGTGGCGCAGAAGGTGTTCTGTATCGCAGCTTTGAATACCAAGGTGTTACTTTCTACGAAGTACGTCCTCAAGCTGGCACCACCTTCATTCCAGAAGGTCAAGCCTACTTCCTGCCGTTGGGCGTAGATGATCTGTTCACCACCTACTATGCCACTCCTAACAAGTTCAGCACCGTCAACTCGGTTGCTCAAGCTTCCTACGCTTGGGAATTCCGTGACCCTAAAGACGAAATCATTGAAGTTGAAACTGAGACTAACCTCTTGAACTTCGTAAGTCGTCCACAGGAAATTGTTGTTGCCTACCTGCCGGGTGGTACTGTTCCAGTTCAACCTTATACTCCATAAGACTTGGATTAAAGAGGGGTGTAAAAGCCCCTCTTACATTTAATAAAGGATATGAATATGAGTTTTGAATTTACACAAGATGATTTGCGCTCTGGTAATCGTCAAATGATGGATAAGCTTGTTGCCCATGTAAATACTTTGGGTGGTGAAGCTAGAGATTTTAGTAAGATTGAAGAATTGGATCTTGAATCCAAGCTTACAATTAAAGATGTAGCTGAAGCTTATAACAAGCTTGTTAAAGCTCTTCAAGAATAATGAAGGCATTGCTGCCTTATGTAGAATAAGGAGATAGCATTGGCTTATACAGGACACCCCGCAACCTCAGTAATAGATCGCCTAAGACTAATAACAGGCGATGTTTTTGAGGATTTTGAAATACTTGACGATGCCACATATCAGTATTTTGCAGATAAATACCCTAACGATGAGATGTCAGCGGGAATCGCCGCTGCCAAAGTAATAAGGTTTCAAATTGCAAAAGCTCCTACTCGTGAAACTGCGGGTAAGTATGAAGTTTGGAATGATTTTGCAGCACTTTATACAGCCGCTTTGGGTGACTTGATTAGTGGTGGTGAGTCTTCCCTTTTTGTAGCTATGCCTTATGCTGGTGGTATTTCTAGGCAGGATATGCTCCGTAATAATCTTAACCCGGATGTTGTGAGACTTTGCTTACCAAGGATTTCTGGTTGTCCATATAACCACTTATTTTGGAATAATACTTCATATGATTTTTACAATGATTATACCAACGGTCAGTGGTTATGAGTATTGCACAATTCTCCCTAGTAAGAAAAACACCAGTCACAATTCTACGTCACTCCCAAGGCGCTTTCGTTGATGGAGATTGGGTGGAAGGTGCTGAACAACAGGTAGTTATTCAAGCCAACGTACACCCTTTCTCAGACTATCAAGTAATGATGCTCCCTGAGAGTGACAGAACTAAAAGTTGGATGTGGTTGTTTACCGCAAGTTTGGTCAGACAAAAGAAAGAAGGCGCTAATGGAAATGACGCCGACCGTGTAACGTGGGATGGTGATTTGTACGAGGTTCGTGCGGTTCAGAATTTTAAAATGGGTGTGCAAGACCATTTTGAGGCAAAGCTAGTCCGCATAGAACTCACCCCAAACTAAGGATTCCCCATGGCCACTATAAAGAAAAACACAGCTGTGTGGGATAAACTTAAAGCTGACCTTCTAAAGAACATCCCTCCTGTAAATGTTGGTTGGTTCGCTGGTCAAAACTATGGTTCAGACAATGATAACCTTCCCTACGCTCAGGTAGCTCAATGGGCAAATGAAGGCCATATCAACGGTCAAAACTCCCTAGTTCCGGGTTCTGTTACACCACCCAGACCGTTCATGACTTCTGGTCTTATGGGTGCATTGAAAGCCGGTGCTAATAAAGATGATTTCAAGGATATGATTAAAGCTGTAGCTTCCGGGAAAGAGGTTATGACTGTACTGAACAAGGCTGGTCAAAACTTTGAACGAACTCTTCGTAAAGTGATGCTGGATTGGGATACTCCACGAAACGCACCCCTTACAATTGAACTCAAAGGGTTTGATGATCCTTTGGTTGAAACCAGTGAGTTGATTGCAAATGTTAGCTCAAGGGTTGGGAGTGTTTAATGGCAAGTAATTTATTCACTCAGCTTAGAACAAACATTCGCAAAGTGGTAATCACAGCTTTATCAGAATATCCAACAGTACCAGTAATCCACTCAAACTCAAATGGATCTGAACCTGCTGAATCCTATGTTGTTGTAAACATCTTAAGTATTACACAACAAGGTCATCACGTAACATCCAGTAAGCTTGACATCCAAAACAGACAAGCAACTCAAGTAGCTTATGAGGTATTGGTACAACTAAGTTTTATTGGTAGTCAAAGTGGCGACATGTCACACAGCCTCAATCAAAGAATTAATAATAACTATCTTGTATTTGAAGATTTAAAAAGAAACAAACTTGGTATTATGCGAAAAAGTAATGTGAGACGTGCTCCACAGAAAAGAGATACTAAGTGGGTTGAATATCATAACATGGATGTCACCTTCTCTTATATTGCACTGACGCAAGATGTAGTTGATTTGATAGAAGCCGTAGTAGTTGAAGATGTAACAGCAGATACAATTTTCAGAGTGCCGGAAGGCCCAATCCCCGTAATATAAACATAGAGGTAGTAAATGAAAGAAATTGTTCACTATCTTTATAAGATTACGAATTTGGTAAATGGAAAGCTATACATTGGTGTTACTAAGAACTTAAGCGCACGAAAGAAACAACACTTCTACAACCCTAATCAAAATAAAAATTCAATCATTAAAAAGGCTGTAAATAAATACGGCCCGGAGAATTTCAGTTTTGATGTGTTATGTGTTGGCTCAAAAGAATATATTTATGATCTAGAAGTAAAAGCCATTTCAGCTTTTAATACAGTGGAAAATGGTTACAACATCAAGCCGGGTGGTGCTGGTGGAACAGGCCATAAAGTTGCATCTAGGTCTGATGATGAACCAGTATTTGTATCAGGTTTCTGGTTTCCTAATAGAAGAGTGGCCTTAGCTTCTCTTGGCATGGCTGCTGTAACCTTCCATAACAGAAAAAGGCAAGGGATATTAGGTGAAGTATCTAATCCAAGAAAAGGGTCTGTATATGATGCTCCTCAGTATGTAAGAGGTATTTGGTTTAATACTTTACGAGAAGCAGCAGAAGCTTTAAATGAAGATCCCGAGCTTTTATATCTCCATATATCACTAGGTTTGGTAGAAGAAGATATAAGCATTAAAAATAAGAATTCTAGAGTTGGTAAGTGGAAGTTTAAAATAGATAATATTGTTTATGACTCCATACTAAGCGCCTCAAAACAGACAGGTATTTCTAGAAGTAAAATCTCTAACAATTTAAATGAAAACAAAGAAGGATTTACCTATGAATATTCTTATGAAATCAGCAAGAGGCCTTACCAATGAGTGAGATTGATAACGTAGTACAAATTACGATTAGCCGGGAGAGTACCGCTGTTAGCACAGCTAGTTTCAATATCCCCCTGATTCTGGCATCCTTCACTAATTTCCCTGAACGTGCCCGTGTCTATGGTGACATGGATGCTGTTGCAGAAGACTTTAATGCTACCGACAAAGCTTACATCATCGCTCAGAAAGAATTTGGTCAAAGCGCTGTTGGCGCTGTCCCACCAAGTATCGTAATTGGTCGTCGCCAGATTGATAGTGCTACACTGGTGCCAACTGTAGCAGATGCAACTGTCTACACTGTCACAGTCAATGGTGTTCCGTACACCTTCACTTCTGGGACTGGTGCTACTGCCACTAGCATCGTTACTGGCTTGAAAGCTGCAATTGGTACACCAGCAGGCATTACTCTTTCTGGTACAACTAGCCTCACTGTGGCACCAACCACTCCCGGTTCCAACTGGAGCGTAACTGGCAGCTCAAACCTTACTCAGACCAACGTTGCGTCAACTGAAGCTATGGCTGATGCTTTGGACGCCGTTGCTCAAGTTAACAACACTTGGTATGCAGTAGTTGCTGATACCCATGTTCAAGCTGAGGTGGTAGCTCTTAGTAATGCTGTTGCAAGTCGCCGTAAAATCTTCGGTACATCTAGTCAAGACCCTGCTGTAATCACCACAGGAACAACCGATATTGCCGCTGTTTTGAGTGCTGCTAGCGCGTCTCGCACCTATGGCGTCTATCTGCCTACTGCCGACACTGAGTACCCTGAAGCAGCTTGGATGGGGGCTCAACTTGCCTATACTCCGGGCAGCAACGACTGGGATTTCAAACGTGTATCTGGCGTAACTGTCAGCAACATTAGCGACACTGCTCGTGCAAATCTTCGTGCCAAGAACATGAACATGTACACCGCTGTTGGTGGTGTCAACGTGATGCAAGATGGTAACATGTTTGATGGTACACCGATTGACGAAACGATTGGAGTGGACTGGCTTTATGCTCGTCTGCAAGAGCAAATCTACTTCCGCCTGATCAACACTTTGAAAATCCCAATGACAAACCAAGGTTTGGTTATCATTGAAAATGAAATTCGTTCCGTACTCTCTCAAGCAGAAGCTAATGGCTTGATTGCTCGTGGTTGGACTGTAACTACACCTGATGTATTGGACATCCCAGTAACACTTCGTGCTGCTCGTACAGCTGGTGTTTTCGTATTCCGGGCACGTCTGGCCGGGTCCATTCGCAAAGTCATCGTAAATGGCTTCCTTTCTGTATAACCTAGGAGGTTATTAATATGGCTTCGGATTCTCTGCTGGGCAGTTACAGCCCAGAAAGTATGGTCATTGTTATTAGTAAGGGTGATTTCGTACATACCCTTACAGGAATGGCCGATGGTACATTTTTATCCATCTCCCGTATTACGCCAGCTTCAGAGCTGTATGTTGCGGCAGATTTGAGTACAGGTCGTACCAAGCGTCGTAATAAAGCTTCTACCATTACACTAACTTTGTTTCAACATAGTGCATCGAATGCTGTGTTGCAAGCTCTACAACGTGCTGATGAAGAAGATGATACTGGCAACAAATTCGTTTTTGCAATCACCATCCGCGACTTGTCAGGCACTGGTGTTTGGTCTTCTAACCAAGCATTTATTGCTACTAACCCAGATACCACTTTCAGTACAACTACTGAGACTCGTGACTGGGTAATCCAAGCTGTTAGCTTGAGTGCTAATATTGGCTCTAACACTCTATTCTCTGCTTCCGAAGTTCAAGCTATGAATGCATTGGGTGCTGAGGTTGATACTCGTTGGCAGTTGACTTAAGAAATGTACAATAAGGGCAGAATTTCTGCCCTTTAACAAGGAATGATTATGGCTAACAATCTTGCAACTTACATTCCTGAAGACTGTACATTTCTAGTATTTGGTATCCCTCTTGACGGTTTTGCTAAAGGAACTTTCATATCTATAACTAAAGATATTAATCCTTTTACAACCGTCAAGACTCCAGATGGAACTGTAGCAAGACTTTACAATAGTGACCAAACTTACACAATTGCCTTAACTCTTTATAGTGGTAGCGACTCCAACGATGTGCTAACCAAGCTTTGGTTGTTGGACGAGGTCACTCAGAGAGGTAAGTTTCCAACCTTCATCAAAGATGGTAGTGGCTCTGACTTATTCTTCTCAACCACAAGTTGGATTGAATCTGTTCCACCTATTGTCAAGAGTGATAGTTTTGAAGCTCGTACATGGGTGATTAGATCATCTCAGGCAGTTATCAATATTGGTGGTAATGGTGATGCATCTTCCATCTTAAATGATTTGGTTAACCTTGCATCTTCAGCCCTTCCTATTGTTGAGGATGTCTTAAATGGCTAATGGATTTACAGTAAACAGCTATAGTCCAAAGGATATCCAACTTGTGATAGCAGGATATACAATCACGGGATGGGAGAGGATTAGTATTGCTCGCTCAGTGAAAGGATTCACATCTATTCGTGGAATTCGTGGTAAAAACACACGAGTTAAAAATACAGATACTTCTGCCACTATTACATTCCCAGTTCTGCAAACATCTCAAAGTAATGAGGTGTTGTCCTCTATTCACGAACAGGATTTGGAATATAGTACAGGTAGAATCTCGGTGATTCTCAAAGATAAGTCTGGTAAGAGTGTGTTCTCATCAGATGAAGCATATCTCACTAGCTATCCAGTTACAACATTCTCGGGACAGTTTGAGTTTCGCACATGGGAATTGTTCCTGCAAAAGACAGGAAGCTATACCTTGGCTGGTAATGCAAGAGCTTCTACTAACCTACTTGATGGTTTGTTGGATGAAGCTTCAAGCTTTATAAACGACCTATTTTAACTAAAGGATTAACATGGCTACTCTAGAAATCCTAGAACAGACTGAAATTGAAGTTGATGGCGTTCAGTACCTCGTAAGTGCTATGCCAACTACCAAAGGTTTACAATTTCTTGAGCAATTTCAAGAAGAGTTGGACAGTGGTAAAGATAACCTTGCAATGCGTAAACAAGTTATCTGTAACTATGTTTCTAAAGACAATCAGATGATTACAGAGAAGCGCTTTGATGCTGTGTTCTCTCGTAAGTATAAGCATCTGTCTGACTTGTACCAGAAAGTTATTACTTGGAACTTCCCTGATTTTTTTCAGGCACCCGCTACAGAAGAGTAAAAGAAAAATCTTTAGCGGCTGTATCAAGTGTAGATAAAGAAATACAAGATAAGTTTTCAGGTTCATTCTATATCTATCGCATAGCAACACACCCAAAAGGTGGATTTGATTTTGCAGCCAAGTTTTTATCTGATAGATATAGTGTAAGAACTTTGTTCAATACAATTGAAATGCTTGATATGTATGATGCACAAAAAGAACAAGCTGATATTCGAGCTAAGAATACTAAGAAATAGCGGGAGTAATATACTATCAAGATTTCAGAATACTTTTCAGAGTTTTCCATCAAGATTGATAAAGCTTCTGTAAAGAAAGTTGATGCAACTCTTGATGGTTTAGAAGCTCGACTAAACGGTTTAGGTGGTAGGGCTAGTGGTTTTCGACTTGGTCGATTCAATGTCAACCAGACAAAGCTTGAAGCTGAACTTGCCAAAGCTTTAGAAATTGCAAGCCTTAAGTCGGTATTCAATATAGGCAAGTTTGATGTAAATCAGACAGCCTTGAATATTGCACTAGGTACAGCTTTAGATATTGCATCTACAAGAACAACATTTCATATTGCAAAGTTCAATGTTGATCAGTCTCATCTTAACGCGTCAATGATTGCAGCGATGGTTGCGGCTACTAAGGTTGCTTCCGCTGCTTCGGTGCTGCGTCCTCGTGTTGCAGGACAAGGATTGGCTGAAGCAGAAAGGGGTATTCCACGAAGGTCTGCTGTTGCAGCAGGTGGTATTGCTGGTGGATTGTCTCGCCTTTATGCTCCAGCCTTGGGGTTGGCCCTCGGCGGCTATGGTCTGTCACAGCTCAACCAACGTAACCAGCAAGTGGTTAGTGCTCAGCTACAATCTCAAGCTGTGGTACAACAAGCTGGTGGTACTGCTCAAGAAGGTAGTAACTCTTTTCAGTATTTGAGAGGTGAAGGTCAACGTATTGGGTTTAACTACCTAGACGCTTCCGGTGATTACAACAAGCTTATTTCCGGATTGACAGGTTCTGGTGTTAGTATTAAAGAAAGTCAGAAAGTATTCTCTGGTTTTGCAGAGCTTGCCCGTGTAAACAAACTTGATAAGACTACTCAAAATAGATTGTTCAGGGCATTGTCACAAGTTGCCGGTAAAGGAAAATTGCAATCTGAAGAGTTGGTCGGCCAAATAAGTGAGGCTTTGCCGGGTGGTACAGCTCTCTTTGCCCAAGCTTATCAAGCTCAACTAGCAGCTAAAGGTCAGGGAGGTGGATTAACTGGGCAAGCTGCTATCCAAAAACTTCTTGCGGATATGAAGAAAGGAAGTGTTTCTAGTGAGATTCTTACATATGCCGGTGCAACAGCTTCGCAACGGGCTAATGAGGGCGGTGCTTTAGGTAAAGCCTCTACAGCATCCCAAGCCGAACAAGCCCGATATCAGAACAGTGTAAACGATCTTGCTGTAGTAGCTTCAAACTCAGGTGTAGAAGAGGGTTTTGCTCGTATTTTCCGCACCCTTAACGCTGGACTAAGTGAGTCTGGTGGGTTAGTTAAAACCTTGGCAGAAGGCTTCAATAACGCTACAAAATGGGCTGATGATCTTCTACTGTTTCCACAATCCTTCATACGTGCCTTGGAAGGTAAAGATAGTCTTGTGGCAAATTGGCTTGGTGAAGGTAAGACTAAGCAACTCCAAGAAGATTGGAAAGCAATTAAACAAATCTTCACTGATATTTCTGGTCTTAAATTTGATTTCTTGCCGACACTTAAAGCTACTTCTCAAGAAATTGCAGCTATTTTAAATGGAATTGCAGCACTTGAGCGCTGGAAAAATGGCGATCTTCCTACTGTACCTGAAAAAGGTAAACGCTCAGAAACTGAAAAAGCTACAGCATTCGGTATGACCTATACAAGTCCTGCTGCTGTTGTTGGTGATGCTATCACAGATATCGGTGTTGGTCTTGGAGTGGCTAAACTTCGTGGGCGGGCTATTTATGATGACCCTACATCCCCTTTCTATCAGAATCCTGCAAAGTTTGACCAAGATCGTGAGGGTAATGCTCAAGCCTACCAGAACTTTAAGGCTATCCAAGCTGATCCTGATGGTGTTGCTTTAGGGAATGCTGTACAAGAAGCAATGGATGCGGAGTCTCTTGGTGAAAGGCTTAAGAGTACATTGTCTACAAGGGATATTATCTCCGACAATTATAAGAACCAAGGGTTTGGATTTGATAACAGAAATCCGATAGAAGCTTCTCTTATGCTTTACGGAAATCCAGACGTTACTCCTTCAGGACAGCCATTCCAAGACCTCTCTCAGTATAACTCAACTACACCAGAAGAGTTGGCAGATATGAATAAATCTGCTGCCATGTCTCAGGCTAATCAACAAATCACCAACAACAATACACAAACCAATCAGTTTGATATCTCAATCAATGTTGATGCAGCCACCCTTGGTGGTATGGATATTGAAGTTCAAGCACAAGCTATGGCAGAAGCATTTACAGCTCAACTTACTGGTGCATTTGAACAAGCTCAAGTTAACTTCCCAAGCCGTGAATAAGGATAAATCAACATGTCATTAGCAATTTCTTGGGGTGTTGATAATACTCAAAATGCAGGTTTTATAACATTTGACTGTACCACTGCATATACTAGGAATAATAAAGGTCAAGTAACTAAGCACCCTATTTCTACAGGATCATCCGTCACTGATCATTATCTTAAGGATAATCAGATACTAACCTTGTCTGCTGTGATATCTGGCGCTGACATATCCACCAATAGCTACTTACTTTTAGATGATGAAGGTAATTCACCATACAATAGCTCGTTACCTCCTACGCCAGTTAGTGTTAACAGCACTGATCAGAGTGTTTTGAAGAAGTTTTTGCCTGATAGCATTGGACAGTTTCTCTCTGACAGTAGCCCTGATGTTGTTATGGATGGTGCAAGGGAAGATATGCTTGAACAAGTAAGAGAATCTCTTGAGAAGCTTACTTCCGGTGTAATCTTTAATGACAAAACTGGACAGTTTGACCCTAATATCCAACTTGTTCAAATATACGAGTATGATGGAACATTACTTCGTAAAGTAATTAACAATCTTGTTGTAACAAATCTTAATTTTAAAGAAGATGCCAATACAGGATATGCTCTGTATTTTGATATGACGCTTGAGCAAGTTACTTTTGCTTTCTTGAAGAAAACCACTATCCCGAAAGATATTACTAACTCTTTGAAAAAGAAAGCAGCAGCACCTTCTACAAAAGGTAAGGTTGACAGTACACCAGACGCAGGGACTGCACCTAAAAATCCACCAGATGTAGATCCTTCAATAGAGGCACAGGCAAACAATGGCTGATCATTTTATTTCCTTGCCTTTGTATAGTGAGGCTGACTATAGCTATGCTGTAAATCTTCAAGGTCAGTCATATATTCTTGATTTTAAATATAATGAAAGAGTTAAGTTATATTTTCTTTCTATCTATACAGCGGAGAATGTGCCTATTGTGCTTGGTGTAGGTTTGGTTCCAACATATCCGATAACCAAAGATTATGCCCTGTACCCTCTTACTGGTTTTTTCTGGTTAGAAGAGAAGGCAGACATTATCTCTGAACCTTACAAAGTATACCCTGAAAATATTGACCAGTATTATAATTTTTATTATCTCTATTCTACCGAGGACTGATAGCTTATGGAAGGCCAGCAAATCAATAGAGTCTACGAACTTATCGTAGGTGATGGTAAGACTGGCGAAGCCTTTCAAGTTTCTAATCAGCTTCAGATTACTTTTGATATTTCAAAGTCTACAGATAACAAAAAGCGTACCAACTCTGCGGCAATTGAAATTTATAATCTCAACGCTGATCAGATAAAACTCCTTGATACAGACTACCCAGCTGCAAGTTTTAGTGTAGGGTACTTAGATGCTGGTAACATCAAACGCATCTTTGGTGGTCAAGTTAACCACGTCTCTACAAGGAAGCAAGGAACGGATTTGGTGACACAGCTTCAGATCGGTAGTGGATACACAGACCTTAACCACTCTGTATTGAGTGAGATAGTCCCTCCCGGTAAAAGTGTAAGAGATGTAGCTGAAACTCTTCGTAAGGCTCTTCCGGGAGTTAGTCGTGGTGTTTACAATGGAACTAACCTAAATAATCAAATTCTTTATGGGTATCCTTTAATGGGTAGTCCTAAAGAGATGCTTGATGAACTAGCTTCCAAGTATGCACTTGATTGGCAAGTGGATGATGATGTTCTGTACGTTAAAAATAATGACAGAGCTAACAATGAGAACTTCAATCAAGCTTATGTAATTTCTAAATACACAGGTTTAATTGAAAATGCCTACCGTGTTGCTGGTGATCGTAAAAGATCCAAGAAAGATAAGGCCAAGAAACCCGGTATTCAGATGAAAATAATGCTAAATCCAGATATCAATGCTGGAGATATTATTCGTCTTGAAGACACATACATCACAGGTTGGTTTCGTGTAGACAGTCTTCGTCACACAGGTGGTTGGAGAAGTCGCGAGTGGGCAACAGAAATAAGAGCTTCATATCTTGAGAAGGTAGATAAAAATGCCAGTTGATACAGGTTTGGTAGCTGCTATCCAAGATACGGTGAACTCAGCTTTTGATTATAAAATGGAAAGTATTAATACATCCATTCCTTGCATTGTTCTGGCTGTAAGGGATAGCGGTGCTGGGCAGATGGTGGATATCCAACCAACGATTAACCAGAAGCTGCAAGACGGTAGTATAAAAGAAAGACCCCCTATTCTTGGTGTCCCCATCGGCTTCCAAGTGTCCAGTACAGCAGGAATGACCTTCCCCATTAAAGTGGGTGATACAGGGTTAGCTGTATTCTCAATGAGAGATATGGATGCTTGGAAATCTGGTAATGGTAGGCCCTCAACACCTAACAACACTTCCAAGATGGCTGCTGGTGATGCTGTATTTTATCCGGGAATTCAACCTCCGGGAATGGCCGTAAACAACCCAGCCAAGCATGTGCTGACCCACAGCACAGAAGACACAGTTCTTTTTGGAAACTTAGGTGCTGTAGAGTGCGAGGTAAGGCTAAAAGCTGATGGCAGTATTGAGATTAATACGAGCAACCAACCTGTCACTATTAATTGTTCAAATGCAACTATTAATGCATCTGAGAGTGTAAATATTAACAGTCCTCAAATTACTGTGGATGTACCGGATATTACATTCATTGGCAATATTACACATTTGGGTGGGTACACTCAGACAGGCATTTACACCTTGAATGGTGTTAACGTCAATACACACTTCCATCCGGGCGTGCAATCCGGGCCGTCAAATACAGGCCCTATGATCTGAGGATATAGAGGTGGATTTAAAATTAGATGAAGTGACTCATGATTGTGTTTGGGTGAATGGTCCTTTACGTAAAAGTGAAACGACACAACCTTATACAGAAACAGTGGCTCAAAGGCTTAAAATATTGCTTTTGACTTTTATGGGAGAGTACTTCTGGAACCTAGCATACGGTATAGATTACTGGGGCAGGATATTAGGCCGCAAGCAAGCTTCAAAAGCTGGCGTAGACCTATTGTTCCAACAAGCTATTTTAAGTGAGCCCGGAGTCAAAGAGATTGTTACTTTTGACTCAACTCTTGTAAACAGAATTTATTCACTGACCTTTAGTGTCAGAGTTGTAGACGGCTCTGTGACGGATACAATTACAGTTAACCCAACAAATTAATTAAAAGGAAATAAAATGGCGGGTATCTCTGACCAAGGTTTTGCAATTAAGAGGCTAACTGAGGTTGTCTCAGATTTACGCGCTAAAGCTATTGAGTTGTTTCAAGATCAAGTAGCGGTAGGCGATCAGGTAGATGTCAGTGACAGTGCTGTTCTAGGTCGATTGATTAATACAATCTCTCCGTCCCTTGCAGACCTATGGGAAGCAGCTCAACAAGACTATGCAGCCTTTGACCCAAACACATCTATGGGCATTGCTCTTGATAACCTTGTAGCTTTGGGCGGTATTACACGCCAAGAGCAGACATTCTCCACAGCTCAAGTGTTGCTCACAGGTGACACGGACACTGTTATTGCAAACAACCTTTCTATCGGTAGCTCTGTAGACCGTACACAGTGGACTCTTGTAGCTCCTGTCACACTATCAGCTACAGGTGCAAGTGGTGGCAGCTTCACTCCTCTAGTGATTGCTGATAGCGCGCTCTACACCATCACATATCAAAGCATAACCACAACAAACACCATCAATTATACCTCAACAGTTGGTGCTACAGCTGCATCCATTGTAGCAGGTCTTGCAGCTGTTGTAGGCGTCTCACACCCCTCTTTTTCTGCAAGTATTAATGGTACAAGCCTCACTCTTACACGAGTTGACCCCTTCTCTGTAGTTAATCTCACCACCTCTGCAAACCTTGGCATTACCAAGATTCAGAAGATAGGTGAAGTGGTGGCTGATGAAGCTGGTCCTGTTGCATCTGAAGTGGGTACATTAACCAACATCCTAACCCCTCAACTTGGCTGGGATAACGTTACAAACCCCCTTGCTGCATCTGAGGGACGTAACATTGAGACAGATGAAGAGCTTCGTATCCGTTTTAGGAACACCAAGTTTGAACGTGCAAGCTCAACAGTGGACAGTATTTATTCAGCATTGATTGATATTAGTGGTGTTGATCAAGTAGTTGTGTATGAAAATGATAGTGATGTAACAGATAGCATGGGGATCCCATCTCACAGCTTTCTTCCTATTGTTCTTGGTGGTTTGTCCTCAGAGATTGGACAAGCTATTTGGGAAAACAAACCAATGGGGATCAGAAGTTTTGGTGACACAGTTGTTGTGATTTATGACACACAAGGGTTTGCTCATAATATTGCATTTAAGCGCCCAGATCCTGTGCCTATTTATATCACAATCAGCTTGACCAAAGATAGCTCTTATCCCGGTAATGGCGATGATGCCATCAAAACGGCTTTGATAGAATACTTCAATAATAATTTAGGTATTGGGGATGATGTTATCTACAGCCGTCTTTATACGCCAATTAATAGTATTCCCGGTCATTTTGTCAACAGTCTCCGGATTGGTACAGCTGCTAGTCCAACAGGCGTCATCAATATTCCTATCAGCTTTCAGCAGATCGCCACGCTGTCTGCGTCCAACATAGTTATATCATAAATGAGGTCTTCTAAATGTTGAATGAATTTATTGAAGAAGACTACCTAGGTGTTGCACGCTCAAGAATAACTGAGCAGTTTCGCTATGATCCAAACACTGATACTGGCGCGAAGGTGCTGGACCGATTTCTAAGACTGATGATATCGGCCCAAGTCGAAATCCAGTCTGTCTTTAAAGACCTTATGCAACTTCGCTCACTAGACACAGCAACAGGTGAGCAGCTTAATATCCTTGGGCGCATCGTTGGTCAAGACAGGGTGTTGCTCAACTCAGACTTGTACACATTCTTCGGTTTTCAAGGTGCTTTGAAAGCAGGGTCTATGGGTACTCTGAGTGACCCAACAATTGGCAGCATTTTCTACTCTCTTGGTGAGCCATTAGGTGGGAATGTCGAGCTTGATGATGAAACCTATCGGTTGTTTATCAGAGCTAAGATTTTAAAGAATACTACATCTTCTACTTCTGAAGAATTTATCAGGAGTATGAACCTTATCTTTGGTGACAGCTCAGTTATTGCCATTGAAGATGAGAGTGCTGAGCAGTCTGGTAATGTCACGGTGTTATTTGGAAGACCTTTATCTGATTTTGAAAGGGGTCTATTGAATTATACAGATTCCTCTTCAGGGTACGCATCAGGCCTTATTCCTAAGACAATTGGTGTTAACGTAAGATACGGTGAATATGTTCGTACAGACACACCAATTAGCTGGTCTGTGACATATAACGGCTCATTCCCGTATGACATCCCAGCTACATACAATTCAGTTCCAACATATTCTGATAAATTTGATGAATCAGATATTGAAATTATTTTATATTAAAGGAAGTTTATGACCAACTTAACTGAGAGTCCTATTTATGAAGAAGGGATTTTTCAACTAGAGAAGTCCACTCCTGTTCTTGGTGGCGCTCCAGTTATTGACGGTGGTGTTCCAAGTGCAGGCCATGCAAATGCTCAAGCACAGCAATTAGCTAATCGTACATTCAATCTTAATCAAAGGCTCACAACTGCTGAGAGTGATATTGGCACCCTTCAAACACAAGCCACTGATATTGATGGTCGTGTAGATATAATCGAAGGTGAAATATCAAGTGGGGGCAGTGCTGCCGCTCTTAGAGCAGATCTTGCGAGACAAGATAGTACAGATCTTGGAGCCAATTTAATTGGTTGGGACAGCGGCCCATTAACATCACAACTAAATTTATCCAAGAAATTTGCTAGTTATGCGCAGATGCGTGCATATACAGGTTCAGCAACAGCTTTTGAAATTGTAACACCGGGTATTGGTGGTGAATTCTATATCGACACAAGCGATACTACTACTCCCGATGACGGGGGTGTTACGTTTGTTGATGGATTAGGGCGTAGGATAAAACGCCGCTTTGATGGTAAGGTTTTCCCTCAGTGGTGGGGTGCTAACGGTAACGATGCGGCTAGTGATGATACTTTCGCAATCGATCCCGCGCTTACTTACTGTAGCACTAACTCCAAATGTCTATGGTTCAAGAAAGGCACATATCGTTACACGGGTACAGGGCATCCATTTACAGGAACGCGTCTATTTATCGAGGGTGAAGGCGCGGAGGCTACGGTAATAATTCTCGGGGCAACCTCTCGCCTGATCGATACCGCCACCGCCAAGGTAGTTTTAGAAATTCAAGGCCTGCAATTCGCTAACGGTCTAGGTGCCTTCCGGTCCACGTTTGCAGGCGTGGACGTAAGCTATCAAAAGCTGATCCATAAGAACGTATTCATCGGTTATACGGCCTGCGCAATCGATGTAAACGCGAGTGATTGCCCGTACTGGAAAATCCAGTTCAATAGTTTCCGTGCCGCAAATTCGGTATCCACTATCGGTATCGCGCTAAACCGCTGGGCAGATGTATCGCTGATAAAAGGCAATGCCTTCCTTACAAATAGAATCCACCTAAAGCTGCGCACCGCAGGACAATGTGTTGCTGTTGAGTCTAATGACTTCATTCAGTTTGAAACTGGAAATGGAACACCCCGAATTTCAATTTGGTTAGTACCGGGCGCAACGAATGAGGGGCATGGTTGTACGATATCGGGCGGTAATAAATTTGGCCTTGAGAATCTTCAAGCAACTGACTATAGAGTCGTTTATGCCCCTGAATTATCAGGGGCATCAAATGGCCTAGCAATGCCCGATCTGTCGGCGGATACGGCTGAGTATGTATATGGAGCTACAATTTCAGAGAATGTTTTCTGTGGTAGCGATCTATCAAGCCCTTCAATTGTGTATACAACTACCCCTTATATTCGAGGATTGGTAGTATCTGATAACCAACTACAGTACAATACACCTAAATTTTTGCTTGAATTTAGAACAACGCCTACTGTCAACGAAGGTACAGCATCCTTAAACCTTCTCTCGGATAATATTAATCTTAGTGCTGGCCTTGCTACACCTCCTTTATCACCAAGTAATGGAAACTATACTGCAACTTTTGTTGACACGTCTTATGAAAATGCAGGGAGGGGTACTCTTTTCTATCCGCACACATCTGGTGCTAATGACAAGACAGGGTATGTAGAGTTATTTAATAGCAGGATTTCTGGAATGCCTTTGGCGGGTGGGTCAACTTCTCAGGGAACTACAACAGATGCCACCGGAGAAAGTGATGCATATGCTCTAACATTCCCTAACTTTTCGGCAGTTAACTGTGTACTGCCAACAGGATCAATTGTTGCAGGGGCTGTAAGTTGGATTGAGTTTGATCTTAAGGCCAACGGTACTACTCCTCTAACTCTGATAACTGCCAGAATAGCCCACAGCTCTGGTGCAAACTCTTTTCAACGAATAGCAGTGCCGGGGATCGGTTGGACAAGGTTTCGATTTCCTTTCAAGTTCCGTAGTAATACGTTAGCTCCAACATTTCAGCTTATAAATTTGTCTGGGGCAACAGGTACACTAGCAGTGGGCCGTATAAGACTATACCACGCAAGAGAGCCTGTAGTTTTTGGGCGTATTAGTTTTGAACAGTTAAATCTTTCTAGTCTACCAACATCCTCTAGCGGCTTACCAGCCGGAAGTTTGTGGGTTGATACTGCTGCCGGAAATGTAATAAAGAGGATGTAACGTGCCTAACATAAACAAACCTAATGACATTAACAATATCTGGGCTGCTACTGGAGACATTGCAGCTCCAGATGCAGCTTATGTTGCAAATGGTTGGGAAGCTATTATCCCACCTCGTGAGTATTTCAACTGGCTTGATAATAAACAAGACAGATTTAACGCTCACGTAAACCAACATGGCATCCCTGTGTGGGATAACGCGACAGAGTATCAGGCAAGCCTTAGCTACACCAAAGGCAGCAACGGTACTCTCTATCGTGCGGTAAGAACCAACTCTAATGTAAACCCTGTAACAGATACCACCGGTGCTTGGACTACAGCATTTGGTGTATCCTCTGCTGGTATGATGCGGTTTATTAGCAGCGGCTACTTTGTAGTTCCTGCTGGTAAAACCACTATCTACATCAGCGGTGTTGCAGGTGGTGGTGGTGGTGGGGCTGGAGGTGGTTCTGCTGCCTCTGGATCATTAGGGCGCATTGGTGCTAACGCAGGCGGTGGTGGTGCTGGACAGTCTATTATCAAAGTGCCTTTCACTGTAGTTCCCGGCAGCACTCTAGCAGTTGTTATCGGTGCAGGTGGATCAGGTTTCCAAGGTACATTTACCACAGGCCCAAACGGGCAAGCTGGCGGAGACACCAAAGTTGGTACTTTCCTCACCCTGGATGGTGGTAATGGTGGGCTTGGAGGTCCTAATGTAAACAATGGTTCTGGTGGTGGTGTTCTAGGTGGTACAGGCTACCCCAATGGTGGTGGTGGCTCAGACGCTTCTGGCTCCATTGGTGATGATAATGCAGGCTCCGGTGGTGCTGGTGGTAATGGTGCCAGTAGCCCGTTTGGTGGTGGTGGTGCGGGCGGCCGTGGTACTAAATCCAATGGTGATCCGGGTGTTAACGCCGGACAGTTTGGTGCAGGCGGTGGAGGTGGTGGTGGTTGCTATCGTGTGAATGGCAGCAACCGTGGTGGCACAGGTGGTAATGGATCAGGTGGTCTGATTATTATTGAGTGGTATTGATACGGGGATGTTCTGCCCGTAAGGGCAGATGTCTTTTGAGGAAATAAAACATGAAGACATCTCAAAAAGGGATTGATCTGATTAAAGAGTTTGAGGGACTTGAGCTAAAAGCTTACAAGGACTCTGTTGGTGTAGTGACTATTGGATATGGACACACTGGCTCTGATGTCTATATGGGACAAGTTATTACTGAATCCCAAGCGGAAACTCTTTTAAAATCTGACCTTGCAAAGTTTGAAAAAGGTGTTGCTGAGTTGGTTAAAGTTCCTTTGAATGAAAACCAACATGCTGCTTTGATTAGTTTCTCTTTTAACTTAGGACTGGGTAATCTCAAATCCTCTACTTTGCTTCGTAAGCTAAACTCTCTGGATTATACTGGTGCAGCATCTGAGTTTCCAAGGTGGGATAAAGCTGGTGGTAAAGTTCTGGCAGGATTGACTAAACGCAGGTTGGCTGAGAAGGAATTGTTTCTCTCTTAATTTTGGTGATTTAAAATAAAGCTGTTATGTTGTTGTAACAGCTTTACAAAGCCTTATGTGCGAGAATAATTTTTGTACCTTTCTACGAGAGCTTTAGCTACCCTATCGTCTTCTTGCTCTGAAGCTAGTATATAAGCCCATCAAGCTTAAAGTCCAACCAAGCTTGATGGGCTTGCTCAGCTGTATCATACCTACCTAAGTTTACAGTCTTATTGTTAGAAGTTATTGTGGATTTATACTTTTGGTAGCTCTCTTCAAAGTGAACACCAATAGGCCATTCACCACGTTTACTCTCACGTTCAATGATAAAAAGATTTACTTTGGCATGAACAAAAACACAAAATTCGGGAGAGTAAATTTTATTGCCTTTACACAATATATCTTTATCAAGGGTCTTACCACTCCAATTCTGCGTCTCCATCCAAGATTTAAATTTACTAAAAGTTAACCATTCCTCACAGACGGTACAATCTTTGTAGGATGGATTCTCTATAAGAAAATTCTTACTGTAACAGCGAGTAATCATGGATTGCCATCTCGAATAAAAAGGACAAACCCATACCTGACGAACCTTCAATAAGCCCTCCGCGCTGACAAATTTTTCATATTTACTGAGGGTGTAATCAGCATCATTTATACCCACACCATAAACTAACTTCATTATATATCACCTTTATCAAGAATATTAAATTATGGCAGAAGAAACTCCTACCTCAGAATTGACTATACCCCAAAGCGCAGAGATTGTAAAGGAAAAAGTTTCAAAGGTTTCCGTCGTCAGTAACTGGAGGCAAATCTTTCTTACTTGGTCATTTTGGCTCCACCTCTCATCTGTAATACTTACGTTCATCGACCAATTGTTGCCGTTTCTTGGGTTGCTTGAACCTACGATGACCACACAAACCTACGCAATCTTGATGTTTTCTTTTAACGCATTGGGACTTTTTGCACGTTTCATAAAACAAAAGTCGCTTTGGCAGTATACAGTAACAGAAGAGCCTAAAGAATGATGTCTTTCCTATCAGGCATCTCTTGGACCTACTACCTCATTGTAGCACTTGTTATTGCTCTTTTTGCTTCAGGATATCTTCTAAAGAATTCTATTGCTGAGACAGGCGCTTTATCCGCTCAGAATGACGCTTTATCTGCACAATTAATCAGCGCAAACAAGGATAAAGAGAACCTGAGTGCTACCTTAGCTTCAACCACTCTTAAGAGTTTAGAAGACTCAAAAGAGCGTGAAGTATTGCAAGGCAAAGTAAGTGTACTGAATAAGAAGATTAACACTCTCGCACGACTGACTAAAGACAAAGAGGCATCAGATGTTAAAACAAATAATGCAAGCTCTGATGATATTTATCTTAGTGATGAGTTGCGTAGCGTGCTCTCAGAAAGCTATTGTCAATCAATCCCCGGTCTATGTATCGATCCCAATCAACCTCTTAAGTGATCCGTGTAAGCCTGTGGAGGCTGGTGACACACTGTCTAGTTTGGCACAAGGGTATGTGAGTAATACAGGGTGTATTGGTGAGTTTAGTATTAGGCTAAAGAAATTAGCTGAATGGGACGCTGATCAGCAAAGAATTTACAAACCAAAGAAGGAATAACCATGCACCGTATAAAACCTTTCTTGGCTAAATCAGAAGCATGGTTTATAGAGAATGACTTACACATCTATTTTGGTGTTCTAACCATTGTGGTTGTATCCGTACTGGGAGTTATGCTTTACACGGAAACAGAAAAGAATAAGGACCTGAGGCAAGCTAACACACAGCTTATGATGACGGGTATTGAGAAAGATCGTGCAATCTCCATTCTTCAATCTCAAGCAGAGTTGAATAAAGTACCCTCATCTAACCTGCCTGTTGCACAACCTCCCGTGTCTGTTACAGTTGAAAAGATTAGTAATCGCTTGAATGATAAGATTGAGAAAGTACAAAACACTCTAATCAACACTCCTGTTGTTGAGACAAAAGTAATAACTAAAACTCAGACACAAACTATTGAAAAATTAGTTCCAGTTGATGCTGAACTTAAGGCTATGATGAAGACAAGTTTTTGCACAAGTTTTCCTGAAGATAAAATCTGTCCGAAGGTGAAGAAATGAGATATATACTCCTCTGCCTTGTTTGTATGTCTATCTCTTCTTGTGGTTATCAAAAACCAATAGTTATTTTACCTTCTGATGAGGCAATATCAGATTGTGTCATTAGTCCCCCTCCTGAAATTTCTGGTAAAGACTCCAAAGACAAGCTTACACTAACATCAGCTTGGATTCAACAGACTACAAATTTAGCTGCTTGTCAGAAGAAACTAAAAATGCTCCAAACATGGAAGCGTATCAACTCAGAAAGGTTTGGGGATAAATAATGCCTACATCAGATCCTAATGCAGCACAAAGAGAAAAATCTTACGAGAGTATTAAAAGTGCTTTGATTGCACTTCTGTTTCTTTTGGCAGGATACTTCTATAATGGTATTAATCGCCTAGAAGAACGTTTATATACGATGCAGGCTACTGCGATGACTCAGCAGTCTGCAACCCAATTAGAGGAAAGAATTTCAAGGTCGATTGAGGTTAGGTTTAGCGATCTTAGTTCAAGACTCGATTTGCTCCTGAAATTGGTGCAGGCTCAGAACGAAAAGAAATAGTCTCCTTAAAAATAAAATAAGCAGTAGGAGATTGATATGTTTTTGAAAGTGTTGAAGGGACTCTCACATGCAATAATTATAGTCCTAGCTTTAGTTTTAATAATTACAATCACAACTAAACAATCTGCTAACACGGCTCTAGAAGACTTTCAAAGACAAGTGCAAGATAGATTTGATGTTGAGAAAAAGAACTACGAAGGTAAGATTAAAATAGTAGAAGACAATCTTAATAGGTATCAGCAACTGAGAGAGGCCCGTGCTCAGTTGTATGCTCAAAGACTTGACAAATTATATGAGCTATATCAGAAAGATCCTGCACCTATTGTTAATGCTAATACACCAGCACAAATAGTAGCAAGTGCTCTTCCTCATAATGATTCTGTTATCGACAAGAATTTATCCTACTTTGAAAGTAAGGCCAACAAACTTGATGAGAAGTTAGACATTGTTGACAACAGATTAAGTGCAAGAGTTAGTGTTTTAGAACAAAGAGTTGAAGGGTTGCAACAAGATAAAAAGAATGGAACAAAAGTAATAAACACTAATATTAATAACAATAGTTTTGGTGCTATCACTACAGCAAGACAATAAGAATAATATACAGATACAAGACCTTTAGCCCCTTCCTTACGGTCGGGGCTTTTCTGTGTCTAAAATTAAGCTTTCTAGCATTATAGGATATAAACCTACAGGCCACGGAATACGTAGCTTACAGAGGTCCACTGTTTGAAAATCTAAAACACTAACTATTTACTATCTAACCAATTACATAAAAGCTTCTTCATTCTAGCACTCATAATACACAAAGATATTGGTTTATCATTCCTGATTTGTGTTCTATATATCCACTGTACCATCTCAGACAACGCAAATTTATCATCATTTGGTGGTGTACCATAATCTTGTAAATATGCTTTAATAGCTGTATTTACATACCTATTGTAAGCATGTACAGCTATAGTTTTATGTGCCCAGATGTTAGTTGCTTTAGTTCCACAATAAATCCAGTCTAAATCTTTAGGTAGATTCTTATGCAAGATGTGCCTTGTGATATCTTCTTTCTTTATGTATTCCAAACAAGCTTGTGTTTTAGGTGCTGTAAACAAAAATAAATCTTTATCTCCATATTTCCTATAAACAGAGAAAAGAGCATTCTTAATCTTTTCTAAATCTGTTGCTGAGGCATTCTTTGCATACCAAGTAGCAGACATAGAAAGTTTAGCTACAGCCTTACTAGATGGTGTATCAATAAATGTAATCAGGCTTTTAGCCTTAGCAAGCACATCTTTTGTTTCTTTAATAGGTTTTACATCCTTAAATGGAACTATATCAATACCTTTAAGTTTCATAAAGGCTTCCATAACAGAACCTTCAAACAAGTATGTAAGAAGTACAACACGTCTTGAAGACTGCACAAGCTCAATAGGAAGATGCACAACCATAATCTTACGATCACGTTTAGCACAATACAGCATACCTAAATCACACATACGTTTAAGCTTGCTGTATACAGTCTTGTTCATCTCATCATCATTATACCAAAGCCACTCTACACGACCAAGGTCATTTTCTAACACTTTAATGTGTCCAGCTTTCTCAAGAGACAGAATATCATCACGATCATAAATACCTTTGTATGGCTCTATCAGAGCAACTTCCTCATCCACAATAAGAATATATTCATGTTTCTTGATTAGTGCAAGATGTTTCTTTGTCAAATCAGTGAACAGGGAGTGTGTAAAAGAAACATTACAGCCTTCTTCTAACAACTTTAGAAGGTGTTCTCCTTTGGTTTTATATTCTTCTGTGCAAGGGTATACAAACTCTAGAGAGCGACAAGCTTCAGGAATCCTTTGTTCTACTTCTGTAAGCATTGGTGAGACGTACAAGTATTTATTCTGTGGGTTATTAAGCATCCACTGAATTACACCTTGTGTCTTTCCGCTACCCATGATTGAGTCTAGAAGTTCAATCTTAGTTTTCATTCAAGCCTCGCTAAAAGGGTTATCTTTACCTTCCCACTCTTTCTTGTAGCTCTTGAAGAAAGAAATGACTGTATTGTAAGCGCTTTCAATCTGATCAGGTCGGGATGTGATAGCATATTGCCAAGGCCACGAGATACCGGATTGTGTGTAGACCAGCTTCTTACTTACAAACCAAAGCCACTTACTTTCTTTGTAAATGCAAGGGTATGCATAACCATCTTCTTCTCTGATGTCAGCAACATATTTAACACCATCATACTCAAATCTTTTCATCACCAAACCTCACGTTGTATTCTATAAACTGAAATCTTAGTGTGCTTGTATGTCACCCAGACAGAGCGCTTACCACCAGAAAGATGCTTGTCAGTCTCAAAGCTGCTCATAATCCACTTCACTTAACGCCCCCCAACGATTACGTGGACCTTTAACAGATTCTTTCTGTTTGATTTGTGAGTCTGACATACTTTGATCAAGAAAGCAATTTACAGCCATACGATCTGTTGGAAAACCTTCTAGTTCTGCACGTCTAAACATCTCTCGTGTAACAAAGATTTTATCTAGACCAACGCAATCCATGCTAAACAAGACATCTTCAACTGTTGTATTCATCTAAGTGATATCCAAGACAGTTTCAGTTTCTTCCCAGTTAGTTCTTACATAAACAGCTGTACAGTTATACTCTAAACCAGCAAGAGTGACGCGAAGGTCTAGCACAGATTCATCTTCTTCTGTCAACCTAATCAACTCCTCAAGCAAATCACTAACTTTCATTATCAACCTCGGCTTTAATAGTTACTTGATGAATTTTGCCGGGAAGTCTGATGGCTTTAATGTTTCCCGGATTCAACTCTGCAATATCTGTCATTCGACAATCAAGAAGATACTCAAGGTTATGTATCTCTGCAACCCAGCCTGCAATAACCTCATCTTGCAGAAGTTCGGGGTAAGCCGATTCAATACAAGCTACTATGTTGGTACTTGCATAACGACTTCTATAATAAGGCTCATACATTTCATACTTATTCAACATTGTTTCCTCTTTTTGATAGTATGAACAGTCTGGGCAGTGGCCGTCTTCGTCCAAATCCCACATCATTGTACCACATTGCTTACAGTCTTCGCTCATATCTACTCCACCCAACTCGCTTTACATTCTTGATAGCATCTAACCTCATCCATGGTGGTGACAAGCTTCTTACAAACCTTATTATAATAATCTACGAATGTAATTTCATAGCCAAGGCGTTCACCATCATTAATAATTTCAAATGAGATAAACTTTTCTACACCGTTGTCAATCATATTCATCATTCAGTCCTCTTTTGGATAGCCTCAAATGTCTTAGGCGCCAACTTCTCCAAGCTAGACTTCTCTTGAGAATGGCTATGCTTACTTTGAATAATCTTATCACTCTCTGAAACAAGCCACAAGTACCCTCCAGCAATCAACGCTGCAAGGATAGTGAGGGTTGCAATGACATCAACCCAACTGTTAGTGTTTTTCATTTAAGTTCACCAATTAATTTATTAATAACTCTCAGTAAACCCTGAGGAAAGAAATTGAATTCAATATCAAAGCCAGTCCCGGCTGATAGAGATTCTTTATTTATAAAACCTTTATGTTTGTGTTCAATACTATCCCAATTCTCTATCATCCATTTACACATCTTATCAAAGACTTCATCAGACAGCAAGGATTCATTTTGTTTGTAATAGGCATAGGATGCCATCAAATACCATGCAACACAAGATGATTTGTTGGTTTGGAAGTCACGTCTGCATTGTTCGTTGTAGTTCATATATCTTAGTCCAAAAGAAAGCCACCAAAGCATTTTCAGCTAAGGTGGCAGTATGGCAAGGATTTAGGGTGGGGTCAAGCGTTTATTTTAAGCTTCACAGCTAATACACACATTATTTACGATGATTCCTGTTCGACTGTAGATGTAATATAGACTCAAGATGTTTTCATCCAAAAATGCTTTGGTATGCAGCTCAGCAATACGGTCTTCATCACCTTCCTCAGAAACGTAGAAGTTGCAAGATTGTCCTTGGCACAGGTATTTTTGCCGTTGTGAAGCATACCGCAAGATGACGTTCTGATCCACCTCAAAAGCAGTCCTAAACACTAGTTTTTCGTTCTCATCAAGCCAAGTAACGTGCTGGACACTACCTACCTTGGAAATGATATCATCAAGCGTTTCTTTGCTATAAACACCACGTTCTACCATGATTTTGTGAATCTCTGGAATGATACGAAACATCCCACCAGCAGCACTACCTTGTTCAAATACCGTACCCGGATCTGGAGAGACGGACTCAGACACACCACCCATCAGAAGGGCTGTGGACTTGTTGGGTGCTAGAGCAGTTCGATGTGTCATCCGTTCACCGTAACCTTTCAACCATTCAGGCTCTCCATATTCTTTGGCCAACCACTTAGAAGCTTCTAAGCTTTGATCATGTAAACTTTTAAAGATTTCAGCATTAAGAAACTGTGCTTCAATACTTTCATATGGAATCCGACGTTGTTGGAGCAGCGTACTAAACCCAAGGCCACCCAAACCTACGGCACGACCTTTCTCAGTGAATTTACGGACTTTAGTTAGACCCGGAATACCTTCACTCTTTACAAGGAAATCACTCACTACACAATCCAGAAACACAGTGGATTCAAAGATTGCATCCGTGTTTTTCCATTCATCATATTTAGCGAGGTTCATGCTACTCAACACACAAGAGAAGGATAGGTTCTCAGATGAATGCAGCATAATTTCCGAGCAAAGATTTGAAGCTTTAATATCCAAACCCAAATCTTTATAGGCTTGTGGACGATGACGGTTTGCTTTGTCCACAAAGAAGAAATACCCACGGCCTGTCACAAGCTTCACATACAAGGCTCGTGTAAAGCGACGATTTGCATCTTCATCACCTGATTTAAGCTTTGCAATAAACCCATCTGACACTACCCATCCGATATTCAAACCATCTGGCGTAGCTTCCAGAGTATCAACCAACTCATCAAAATCCCCATGTTCAATAGGTAGATAGGATGCTGTGCTACCTCGTCGTTGACTACCTTGGCTAATCTCGGCTGCATCTTGAGAGAATCCCATAATAACCGGAACAACGCCAGACGCTTGACCACCAACACTGATGTTACTGCCTCGTGGGCGAATATCCCCAAAGTAACCAGAACAACCAAAACCATACTTACCAAGCATTGCTGACTCGTGACGATTCTTATAAAAACTGTCTACACTATCAGCCACGTATTGACCTGAGCAAGACACAGTAAGACCACGATCAGTGCCACAATTGCTCAGCACTGGTGTGGCGGGTGAGAGCCAACCCTTCCACAAAAGATTAAAAAACTTCTCTTCCCACTCAACTTCTTTGCCAACCATATATTGCGAAAGTGTTTTAGCAATTGTTTTATGACGGCCAATAACACCTACTTCACCCGCAACAGCATATTTGGATTTGAACATCTGCCAAGACTGTGTAGTGAACCAGTCAGGAACCAATCCCTTACTTTGCAAATCCTTTCGTTCTGTACTCAGTTCTTCAAAACTCTGTGTCATACCAACTCCTTAACAAATTTCAACTTACTTTTGTTCCAATTCCGTACGTATTGAATTTGAGTGTTATTAAAAAAGTCTGCATACTTAAAAGTAGAGAGTTGATTATAAAACCATTCACTCACTTTCCCTTGCTTATCTTTAAACAGAGTTTTAGCATTCAAATAAGTTAACACCACATCAATTCGGTTACGTACAAAGTGGAGCATATCTTCTTTTTCAATAGTGCGGATACCACCTTTCTCAAAGATCATGTCACAAATACGAGCCTCGTGCTCATAAACTTCCTGAGCAATAAGTTTGATATCTTCATAAAGCTCTTTAACAGCCTTTTTTGTAATCTCTTTACCCTCTAACTTCTCAGACAGCAGTTGATTGAACAGCCAAGCTGATGCCATAGAGTGGAAGTCCTCATCCTTACTCGAAGCATCGATGCCCGAAGTAATATGGGGGATCATATTGTAACCACCAACATTAAAACTCTTTAGAAAAGCAAAGTTTGAGAATAGTACAGCGCCTTCCATAAAAGCAAAAGCTGCTGTTGCCCGAAGTTTGTCATCGCTGGCTGCAAACTTATCAATAAACTCAACACGAGCCTTCAATACTTCGTCTTCTTTCCAGCTCAGGTAAAACTCATCGGTTGCAATACTTAGCGTTTTGTTAATAAGATCATAAAAGGGCGCATGTATCCCAATTTCAACAAAAGCAAATGTGGTTGCCATACGTTGAATATCTGGGCGAGGAAACATCTTTTGAACCTTCCCACCCCAGAATTCTTCGCCACCAAGCATCAGTTCATATTGTGTGAATAGCTTCAAAACTGTAGTGATACCATGTCGCTCACCCTCTGTGCATTTAGTGCGGAGGTCATTCTCATCTTTCTCCACGCCTAGCTCTTCAGCAAACCAAATAATGCTTGTTTGTTTCTTAGCAGCTTCAATTGCTTGAGGATAGTCTACTGTGTAAGACTCCTTTGATTCTTCAATACGTGCCATTGTTACTCCTTAGTGATTAAATTAAAAATTTATTTACATTCTTTCTGTAGGTCGGCATCCCAAGCCATATCCGGACAACTTTGGGCACTAGCTGCCCTCAGGCTACCCTTCAAAAAGGGGTCTTTACAAGAACTAATATGAGCATTCAGTGAGGCAGCTCCACTAGACAACCATTCCTTATCCTGACGTTCCTCGTAGATAATCATCGGGCCCATCCACTCTTTGTTAGTACCTAGCGGACGATGGTTACAAGTTATTGTCTCATAACCAACTTCAAGATTTACACCCACAGAGTAAAGAAGTTTATCAATCAATTTCTTGTCATCTTTCATTACAGCCTGTTTAAACTCGGGTTGATTCATTAGATCATAATAGCTAAGCGTTGCGTCTGTCATTCAATATAACTCCAATTACTTAACAATTCAAATGCTTTAGGGTGAAGATTTTCTTTATGATCAAAAGCAACCTTCCGTACATATTCAACCTTAGCTTCTCGGTATACTTGGTGAGCTTCTTCAGGAGTAAAATAGTATCCTAAATGTTTTCTAAAACCTTTTTCTGAAAGTCTTGCCCTGTATTTACCTGACTTTGCGAGTGTAACACCTACAGGCAATTCAGATTCCTTATGACCCTCATTTTTGTGAAAAAGATTATTAATGTGACGCGGTAGAAACAAACAAGTCTCAGGACCATACTCACGGTTACCCACTACTAAAATATCTTTATCTAAATCCCAATTCAGAATTGAATTCTCAATATACCATTCGGCAAATACCATGAAACAATGCCAAGTTTCTTTTACATAACAACCTACGTAAGAGGGATGAATTTCTTGGAAATTTTTATTGTAACACCTTTCCATAATACCACACCAAGCACTGTAAGCTCGAATATATTCAGGGTTACTTGTTGGTGATTTGTCTTTTGTTGTTTGTCCAAGATAACCTACACCGTATAAGTTTCTAGCAAAAGGGTTCCTAACAGCGCCCCTGAGAATATGTACTTTTTGAGTAGTTGTCCTGCCTTTATACGCATCACAAAACTCTACGACGACATTTTTACTGGTGGTTTTCTCCACCACTTTAAATGTTTCTCCGAACTTATTGGTGTAGATGTCGCCAACTTTCATAGCCTAGCCTCCCACATCTTTCTTATCTTGTGCCTGCCAAGCACTACTCCAACCTTCAACCTTCTCAAGATCGAAGAACGACAGACTGTGATCACTCATACACCACCCATTTCATTCAAGACTGAGCACAACACTTGAACGGTGTCATCAAAATTAACAAGGCAATTATCATAATCTTCCTCATCCATGTCCGCATGCAAATCCATAAACAACTCTTTTTCAAACTTAATAAATTCTACAAGCTCTTCTACACGTTCTTTGTTAATCATACACTTTCTCCCCAAAACTTAGAATATGATTTCTTAGCACTCAAACCAGCTTCGTAATAAACAATCCAGTCACCAAGAGTTTCAAGGATACGCAAGTGTGCCTCTCGTCGTTTCAAACCCTCTCGTACAGCCATAAGTTCTGCTACTTCAATAATATAATATTCAATTGGTGATTCTTCTGCATTAACAAAACTCATCTTATTCTACTCCAACCAATGCCTCATAGGATACAGGAAACAATTCTTTTACAATCTTAGCAACTTCTTGTGCAACAATTCTCGTTTCATATTGAGTGTGGCTATCAAGTCGCAGCTTAAGCATATCACAGAAAGCGCCCAGTGTGCCACTCCAAATCCACGTCGTCATCATCGATTGTGGTAACACTTGCCTAGCTTGTTCGGCACAAACATTATTTTCAATCAAATGATTATAGTAGTTGAGTGCAGAATCGTGATAGTCATTTATATCACCGTACCAACTTGCGTTATGAGTACTCATGCTTGGAGGATACGCATCTTCATCTACACTGCCTTGTTTTACATTATCTGAACCCTCTCGCCAATATTCCGGTGTATAAAATTCAACTTCACCTTTCACATAGCGTCTGCTCACTTCATTCCAAGGCATAAATTTATGTTTAACAAGTTGACGAGCAACAAACACAGGAGCCTTTACACGAACACTAATAAAGCTGTGATTGAATGGCGAGAAATGTTTGTGAGTTGCAAGGTATTTAATAAGCTTTTCATCTGAAGACTTCAGTCGTTGAAAGCCTCCAAGTTCGTTTCGATAAAATCGACTATCTGGATCTTTATAATTTTCTTCAGGAAACTGTGATGGATATTCCCAATCACTTAATTTATCAAAACTACACCGTGCCGCATCTACCACTGAAAGGTCATGACCACAGTGATTAATATATTCCACCTTAATCTGACTCATTCTTTATCCTTATATTCCATTTCCAAAATCAGTTCAAGATAATGAATGGCCTTTTCAATATCTTTCCTGCCATTCTTCTTGCTATGCCGTGTGGTGTACTTGATAACATTTCCTTCAAGGTAGCTCAAACCATTGGCGTGAATATACTCAATAGGCTGAATCTTACAATCTTTATAGTGATCGCCACTCACTTGTTTGTGTAGTGCAGAGCTTGGTTTATCTTGCGGGCTAGGGACGGCTGTTTGTCCCGCACTCAACAACTCTAATTCATCTTCATTAAAGTATTCAGTTTGCAGAGCATTATTCTCTTTACGAACTGCATAATCCCACCGTCCCACTACATCCACCAAAGGATCTTCTACAACGTAGCCGATGTATCCTTCAGGTACTTCTGGTGTGTTTTTGATGCTGATTACACGGTCATCTAGAGAGAATTTAGTTTTTAGTTTCTCTTGCTCAATAGGCTCAAAATCTTCTGAATAATATTCATTAATATTTTTCAGCTGCACAGATGTCTTATCAATCCACAAACCCCGTGTGTCACAGTTTTCTTTAACCTCTAGAACAGCGCCCAGAACAGGGCCGCTACCTTCGCCGTCAAGGTTGTAGTCATTAACAATGAGCTTAACTTTGTCTCCAACTTTAAAAATCATGCCTTCTCTCCTAAGCCACTTTGTCTGCAATGTTTTCGCTGTAATTATATGCTTTGTCCCAAGATTTCAATTCTACCAATCTTTTTGCTAAAGCTTCAAGCCTTTCTGTAACAGTTTCTTTATGCATTCCACGCTCATCGAGGTTATATTTACGCAGCTTCCAACGAATTGATTCTGCGCGTTGTTCACACCACCAACCGTGGGCTTCTTCTTCTGTAGCGAAATCTTTACGTTTTACAATGGAGCCAAACTCATGGGATACATGGTAAGGCTTTGTTCTCCACTTTTCAACTCTTTTGTTAACTCCGGGCAAGCATTTACCTGATGTATTTACCGCCAGTATTTGATTCAAATAGACGGGAACGAATACGCAACTGTCAGGGCCGTATATCTTGTTATTATCCTTCAGGATATCTTTATCCAAGTGCCATTCTGGGACAAAATTAATATCATGCCAAGCTTTAAAATTACTAAATGAATGCCACTCTTCAACCATGGTGCAACCCTCATAGCTCGGCGCCAGTAAAAGATTTTTCTCATCATAGCACCGTTTCAAGGTATTTGCCCAGCGTTGATAGACTATACAGTGCCAAATTGCTTTAAAGCACCCTTGCCCCCTTCCTTCTGAAACTCTCTTAACTTGGGTGGGGCTGTACCAAACATCGTTGATACCAACACCATACAAAGGCTTACTTTTTGAAATGTCTTTCATACGGGCTTTATATGCTCTCGCTGGAGGACTATCTTCGCACTCAATATATTTTACTGTCTTTCCTAAGCTTTGTGCATACTCTATTTCCTTTTGCACGCCTACTGAATCTTCCCATCCGTCCATCTTATACACCCAAACCTCAGAACAGACAGCGATAAATTCGTAATCAATCTTCGCCCAAAAATCAAAAGTGGTAGGCATGGCGTAACGAGTTGACAATATATGTGAATTTACAATGGGGCTAAAAACTGCAAAACCTTCCCGTGTAAGTTCTGCTGTCTTTTTCATGACACATTTATAACGAAGTCTCATCAGCTCGTAATCAGCATCTACGCTATACGGACTTGCCAAATAATAGACCATTTACACCTCCAATTAAAGTAAGCGGACTATGCCCCTTTTTTAGGGGCGCTGTCAAGTATCAGTTACCGTATTTCTTTTTAAGATAGTCAATAGAAATAAAGCAAGGGTCAGCATAGCCATCTTTCGCATTGTTGAGCATGACCATGCCACGCCAATGATTATTACCTGTGTATCCCTTGTAAGCTTCTTCATGCTGATAGAAAGCACCAGCAACAATACCTAATTGCATCTTACCATCAATTGTTGGCCGTACAGCGATGTCAAGTGTTTGCTTATGCCCCTGAACAAAGCTCTTACCTACGTTCTTCAGCATACTTGTAGCTGTACCACCATATGGCTTACCTGTCATCGGATTAGCCAAGAAGTGTACAAAGTAAATACCTTCAATTTCAACAGGCAGTAGAAAGTCATAAACTTCCCAACCATGAGCTTCAAGACCTAAAAGCTCATAACCAATAAAACCTGAGAACTCTGGTGAAGACTTAGGCACACGCATCAGTCGTTCACAGTGATTGCCAAGTGTGAATACCATCCTTGGTTCATAAACTTTCTTCTTAGCTGCTCGTTGTTTGGCTTGCAAGTCTTTAAGTGGTTTAAGCATAACTTCCATTGCTTCTTTACCAACCTCAATGTCCTTGATAAGCCGACGGCCTTCAAAAGATAACGTACCTTTATCATAGAAAGAAAGACTCTCAAAATCCCAGAAATCTCCAAGGCATACGATAGTGTCTGGACGTTTCTCTACTAGGTATTCACCACACCACTTCAAGTGGTCAATGTTCACACCATCTTTAACTTGCGCATCTGGAATTACTAGAATACGTGTGCTCAAAATACTTCCCCTTAAATTAATTAAATTGCCCTACCACAACACTCAACAAGCCAATGTTGTTCAAATAAACATATGCAAACACATAATATTGCACAATACTTTCAAATGTGCAGATGTGGTGTGTTGCTAGGTATTGATAAACATTCAACAGTGTAGTTTTCATTTCTCCAGATCCTCTTCCCATTGCGGTATAGGCCAACTAGGTTTTGTTGATGGTTGCAAATAAGCAGCAGAATATGCAACAGTACCTTTTGTACCATGCTGCTGATACCATTTAATCTCAGACACTTCCTTCTTCAATTCTTTCAGCTCAGCATCAAGCTCAGTGAATTTGCGAAAGAGTTCATCAATATCTCTGTCAGACGTCATTCCTCAAACCCTCTTCCAGAATTTCATTAAGCGAAGCTCCACCGTTATACCAGAGTGCAACAATTTCTGTTGAGCCATTTTCATTCTCTGTTTTAGTTATAAAACCATAAGGATCAAGCTCTTCAATAGTCGCTGAGTAGATGACACCGTTCAAGTATTTGAGTTTATTCTTTTCGCAATACAAATGGCGGTCATAGTCATCTTCAATTTCCTGAACTGCTTTGAGGTGACATGATTCGTGTAGTGGTGCCATACGTTGCAAAGTTACTTTTACAGCTTCCATGTCACTCATTCTTCATATACTCCTCTATCTGTTTTCGTCTTTTAGCGGCTGTAGAGGCTGGGATAATACCATGTTCTCTAAGCCAAATGCTATCCTTCTTCGACTTGCAGATTGCAATAATTTCTTTTTGAATAACTGCCTCTTCAAAAGTAATCCCCATTCTCTCAGCATAACTCTTGATTTTATGTGCCTCTTTATTAACCAAGGCCATTTCATCTTTATCACAACACAGATGCAGAATGAAAGGTAGGACATCTTCCCACTCGGTGAACTTTACATTACCAATGCGGTGATCTACTTCCAACAAAGACTTCCCAGTCCACTCACCAGTAAGTTCACAATAGGCTCCAGACTTAGCACGTCCTTTGTAATCTTCTGGTGGCTTAGAACATCCTTCATTCTTAAACTGCATCTTTGGAGGGTAGAATTGCCAAATGGATTTCCTAAGTGCGCCCCTCAGCCAAGTGAAAAAGCTAGACTTCGTGGGCCACACATCAGGGCTTTGTTTCCAAGGCTCTTTCATACAATCCCCATCTTCAACATAACTTCACGCACATCTACAAAGTCACCCTCAAACCTCAACATGTGAATACCATCCCAATACACTTGTGCAAGCTTCAAGTAGTCCGCAACTTGAGGTCGACCACATTGATCTACATACTCCACCTCAACCGGATACCAAGACTTGTAAGTGTCGTGAACTGCTTGCCAGCACTCTTGCTCTGTTGTTAGATCTTTGAGAATCTTGTAACCAGCCTTTTCACCAAACTTAACACCAGCAAGATAGCAAGGATTTAGACCATCAATAGAATCACCCACAAGCCACTGAAGATATTTCCACTTACTTCCATGGCCTCTGACTTTATTCTTCTCATCAATGTACAGATCACCTAGTCCTTTCACAAGCATTGGTTCTGACATCTTATCCCAGTTGTAAACCCAACCGTCAGTGCCCATACTATCTTTATCTGTCGAACAACCAATCACTTTAGTCTTTGATTTAATCCCCTCATACTGACGGATAGAAATTCTATCGTCGGCCTCACCAATCACCACTTCAGCCTTGTGAACACCCTTCAGATACTCCATAACTTCTTTAAGTTGTAGGGGTTTTACAAGGTTTAAACGGTTTCCTTTGTACTTCTGAGGCAAGGGTAGCTCATCTCTGAAGTTGTCCTTTCCACTGATATAAATCTCATACTTATCAGTCTTACATGTCTCACAAATACTTTCAATCATTCGTTTAACTGTGAACAAAGCGTGAGAGATATCTTCTGTCACTTGTGTATCTGAGATATCAAAATCATCAAGTGGGAACTTCTCGCCAATAAATTCTTTAAACTCTGTACGGTGTTTGAATGCACGACTTCTATTACTTGGTTTGTGCAATGCAATGATGCCCCGAGTTTCATTTGCAGCAGACGCTTTAAATGCTAAAAGGTCTCCGTCAATCACGCAGATTGGTTTCTTTGCCATACATATCTAACTCCTAAAAGAAAGCCCCTTTCGGGGCAATCAAAATCAGCTATATGCTTCCTGAATCTGTTGCAGCTTATTAAGTTCTTCAACTTTCTCTGCCAAGTTATCTTGCTTAGCTTTCGCAGTAGCAGCCTTGACAATATCTTTCACTTCAGCTTTGTCAAACCCGGCAGTGTTGTATTCTTTATCGTAACTGAACTCACCGATCAGTTCTTTCACGTCTTCTTTATTAGTGATAGCTTCTTGGGCCAGTTGGTAAGCACGATTATACAGCGATTGACGTTCTTTCATGCTACATTTTCCTCTTTAATTTGATTGTCGGGATCACGTCCCAGTTCGTTTAAACGTTTGTGTTCTTTACCGTGGCAGCTTGTACAAAGCCAAATAACGTCTAGCCAATGTTCAGGCAAGTAAGACCAATGATGACCTTGGATTTTCTTTTCAGAAGTTCCACAGTGTTCACAAGAATCTGCCCTAACCACATAACCATCACGAAGTCCATTACTAATGGCATATTGAGCTTTACGTTTTTCTTGATTCCTTTTTGCCCAATCAGATTTAGTTTTAAAGATTCTTTCTTTAAATTCCTCATCTTTCTTTACTCGTTCCCAAACTTTAAAACTTTGTTTCTTTGACCTTTCTGTAGCATTTGGTCTGTTACGATCGTACTCTTTATAATACTCTTCTTTCTCTTTCCTATTACGTTTGGTTCTAGCCTTAACACATTCCTTACACTCAGACTTGATTCCGTTGTAGAAAAGAGAAGGGTCTTTTTCAAGACCACAATTCTTACATTCCATATCCTACCTCAAAAAGGAATATTTTCATCGAAGCTGTCAAAGTCTGGTGCTGGTTGTGGAGCAGCCTTAGCTTTTGGTTTGACTGACACAGCCTCCTCTTTCTCCTCAACAGGATCAGCTGCCACTTTAGCCTCAGCCTTCTTAACCTTGTAGCTACCCAACACATCATCAACTACTTCATCAGAAGAACCTTTGCCTTCATATGCAATGTGCTCAACTACTTGCATGGTATCAAGGGTAACTGTTAGTTGACCGTCCTGATTCTTGTATCCGAACAGTTTCAAGTTAACAACGCTACCATTACCGACATTCTCAGTAAATGCGTTGCCTTCAGTATCAATGACATTAACACTCATTGGTGCCCCCTTCTTGCTAAATTGTGGTTTAGCAATGTTGAAACCCCACAGACCATCTACCAGATCATAGTTAGCTTTACCTTCCTCTACTTGCGAGGACAAGGCGTATTTAATCTTCCGAGGTGGCTTGCTCGTCTTGGTAATCCCAACCTGTGCAAAGTTTTTGTTAACCATCACTACATCAAGCAAATTGTCCTTAGCATCTTCATCCACAAAGACTGTTGCACTAAACTCTTTGTCTACAGATTGATACTTCAGCTTTGGTTCATGCACAGCTGCGTAGAACACTACAGCATTTTTGATGTAAACGTTGGCCGTTTCCAATGTGCCAGATTTAGGCAGGTTACGAACGATCACTTCTGTTTTGTTAGTCATTTAATTTTCTCTATTTGGTGTGTATTAAGTTTAGTTCACATTATTGTGAGATATTTGTTGCTTTATCTGTCCTAAGACAAATTCTATCGCACTTGTCGTGTATTAACCAACAGGTATTCTTCCCGAACAATCTTTGCATCAGCATAACCCATTGCCTTGACCTCACGCAACTCATTACGCGCAACACTTCTAGTAGCTAATCCTTCCGTAATACATTCTAACTTAGCTACAATTTTATAACTATATTTAAAATTACTTTTCATATTTATTTACCTTCTCTGTCTGTACCATGATTTAATGAATATTCTAATTTTAATTCCATTGACTTCCTAAAGCAACAAGCCTCAAAGAAATCATGAAAAGATTTTTGCACTTTTCCATCATTGCTACCTATTTGAACTCTCCACGCGTTATCTTTTTTATCCCACCTAACTCCTGTTATTCCTGATTTATTAGTCAAATATCTTTTTGCGTTTTTAGCATTCTCTGCCGGAGTGCAAACCCTTAAGTTTTCAATTTTATTATTTTTCTTATTACCATCAATATGATCTATAATACCTTTTGGAAATTCCTCGTTGTAAATGGCATAACAAATCCTATGTGATAAATAGTTACTTTTCCCGATTCGGACATAAATATAACCTTGATACTCATAACCAGCTTCTTTTCCAGCGAACTGACTTCTTCTAAGATTTGTATTTATTTGATTAATTTCTTTCCAAAATAGTTTACCAGTTTCAGGATCATAATCAAATCTATCTTTTAAAAACTCTACATCTAAAATTTTCATTTTTATTAACACGCTCCTCTTTAGAATAATAACAAACCTAATTTTATAAATCAAGCTTTTATTTCACATCCCCACACCATCGATTAGTTTTTGAGCCTCTTTGATGTAATAATCATAGTTGAGTTTATTCCAATCAAATTCAGCAATATTGTTGCACGTCTCGACTTTCCATTCAGTGTCCAGTCCAAGCCTACGCCAGTCACCACCTTTAATCAGGGCAGGCATCAACTTGACCAACTTACCACCTTGTTCCGATGGATAATATCGGCAGATGTTTTGCTGTTGTACTTCACGACCATCTTCATAACACAAATAAAGCTGTGAGCTACGTGGAATTTTCGCACGAAGACAGAAATCATACTCGTCTTTGCAATCGCGAATAGTTTTTTCAATATCCACTCCATAAACAATATACTCAAGTGCAGCTTTAGCCACAATCATTGCAGAGTGATTCTTAGACCATCCAAGCTTCTCAAAGTGAGCAACCTCATACTGTCCTTTACTTTTCACCTTACCATCTTCATAAACCGCTACGTAATTATTAACATTTCCCAGTGCCATCATTGAATATACAGCATACTCAAGCTTAAGTCCAACGGTTTCTTCCCAAGCTTTTGTGATTGCATAATACTCAGCCTCCTTACTACGTGGAACCAAAGCTGTCACACCATCCGTATTACATTGAATCATCTGACAACCCAAACCAATCAATTGTTCTGCAAGCATAGACAAACAGAGTTGACCATTAAGCGTGATTGTCAGGGTATATTTAGGGTCATAAAGCGGACTAAACTCGCTATTGGACTTACCATAGACAGAGTTCAATGCAAGCTTAATAGCACCGTTTGGACCACTGCCTTTAGGGTATCGACCACGTTCATTAAACAGATCCTTGTACACCTTACAAAATGTTTGACCTAAGTGCTCAGGATAAACATTGTTAGCAATACTAATGCTCGGGTACATCGAGGTGACATCGGCGTCCAGAATCATCCATTCATCATCAGACCTAACAGTCTGACTTTCAATAGACATATGGATACCACCAGTACCATAGACATACACTTTATCATCAATAACTGTGTTGATTGCCTCAACTACACGGTATGTACCGCTTACTTTAATCTTGTGTGAACGCGAAGTCTTTGTTTCTTTCTCCTCAAACAATCCCATAGGATGTTCTTTAAGGAACAACTCTTTTTGATTCTGAAGCTCTTCAAGGTGATTGATATCTGTAAAATCAAAGTCTGGTTTAGCTTTACCGTTCTTATCCAGATTTAACTTATTCTTGAACAGCACCTTCTTAGTTTTCATCTGAGCGTATTTAGCAAGCTCACCAATTTGGTGCTCCTCGTAATCATTGAACACACCTTTTGTTTCACTGACAGTCTGACCCATCAACCACTGATGCACAGCCTTGAACTCTGGACGTTCAAACTTCAGATACTTAAAGAGACATTCCTTCAGAGGAATAGTATCTCGTTTTGTCTGATTAATCTTACGTCCAAACTTCCCTGTGGTATAACACAAACCTTTCTGTGCCTGCTCAAGTCGATTAATAAAGAGAGTTTCACCAATCTTAGAATCACTTGAATTTGTGCAGTCAAAACCAAACTTCTCTGACAATTCTTTCCGAAGTTCAATAGCCTCATAAGAGTAGTAGTAAAACTTAAGCGTTTCTTTTACATCGTGTTGGTTGTAATAAAGCAGTGTATCAATCTCTGAGCTTGAAAGTTTTTTACCAACAGGGAATGGTAAATCCTCTACGTTAGTAGACCGCATATTCACTTCAAGCATTTTCAACGATGTAGCCTTTGCAATATTATCCATATGGTGAATCTTATACAAATCCACTTGCTGAATAAAATGATCAGACTCTTTAATCCCATACCACTTATCATCAGAATTTTGCATCTTTGTAATGATTTGTGTTGTTAAATTGTAAAGCTTTTGGGCAGTGATCTTTGGAGCTTTACCTGTCTCCTTAGCTTCTTTCAAAGACTTTACGATTTCATGGATAAGAGTGTAGTCGTATGAGAGATTATTGAAACCTACCATACGACATTTATTCTGAACCAGATACCGCAAGCATTTAGCAATCCCTTCAATCTCATTCTTACGGTCGCTAATCTCAAAGACTCGCATATGTTTACCCGAAGCATGAACGATGCTCATAGAGAATACATTCGGGTAACTTTCGAGATCGTAAATGAAATCTGATTCATACCACTTCTTATCCAAAACCTTCTCCTTAAAAATCAATCTCATCCGCATGATGTTGCGGTGGTTCATCTACCTGACGATCAAAATACTCATCACGATCATACTGCTGACGAGTTTCAGCGTCATAGTATAGCGCACAAATCTCACCGGTGATACCCCCACGACACTTTGGCATGTCAACATACGTAGTATTTTTCTCAATCGGATCACTAGCCATTTTATCACGATTGATCACAATGTTCACGTCTGCTGACTGAATAAATGTCCCCGACCCTAACGCATCATATTCGGTTACTTTACGCACATTACCATCTTTGTCAGTTGGAGGCTTGCGAGTATGAAGAATGTTAATGAATACAAACCCATTTTTCTTTTGTAGCTTCTGCCACATCATGAAGTTTTCTTGAACCTCTGTACCCAAAGATCGCAAGAAGTCTGTTAGTGGATCAATCACCATCAACCGTGAATCATTCACCTTACCACTCTTTTCCATCTGACGTTTAAGAAGTTCAATCTCACCCTCTCGCTCATCAATGATGAAAAAGCGTGGCTCTCCAGCATCATTGTACAAAAGATTATTCTTTAACACTTGCACTTCTGGTTGATTCAAATAGTCAACAGCATCATGACCATCTGTGAACCACATCAGGTTTTTCTTAAGATGCATTGACAGCAAATCAATTGTCAATTCTTCCTTTGTACGCTCAAGACTGACAATAGTTGGAACACGAGGACTATTGAACAACCAATGATAGATCAACGTATCAGACAGAAAGCTCTTACCAATACTCGTGTCACCGATAATATTGACAACTGAACCAGTGGATTTAATGCCTCCTCGCATTGCTGCTTCAAGTTTACTCAGTTGTGGTGGCAAGCCAATCTTAGGTGCTGTCAAGAATTCAGCCAACCCGGCTTCAGCATCGCCAGAAGATGAAATACCACTGCTGATGAACTCTTTAGCATTGTAGAAGTCACGAACAAACTGCTTTTCTTTACCATCGATAAGCATCTGATTTGGATCTTTGCCCGACCACGTAGCAATCCGTACTTTCTCTTTAGGTAATACATCTGCAACTTTCTTTGCAGCAGCACGTCCAGCTTCATCATTATCCATCCCAATGATGATAATATCATACATATCAAACCACTCATACTGTTGAGCGGCTTGTTTAGCAGCTGTCAACTCACCCACTGTAGAGCTTACTACGGGGATAGGATCAAAATCTTGATCTTTGCGATTGTCCTTAAGCATCTGAAAAGCTGCTGCTTTATCCTCTTCGCCGCCAACGTAGAGCACGTACTTAGCCGGGGACTTGAATTTAACTTGCCCGCTTAGTTGACTTTTACTTCCACCATTTCCCAAACTTCCGTGACTAAAATCTTTTGGTGTGTTTCTGCATTTATAACGTGTCAACTTACCGTTGTTATTAGTCTCAGGGTAGTACCGAGCAAGTACATTGCCGTGAGAATCAAGTTTACTCAAGTGACCAAAGAACTTATTAATCTCATCACGAATACCACGATAACCGTGGCTAACATAACCTGTGGATTGGATGAGCGCTTTAACTTCTTCAATATCCATAGCTTCGGCGTTCTCAATTGCTGCTTTCTCAGCAACCTTTTCTTTATCTTTACTTTCCATAAGCTCCTCTTTCGTCATTTTAAGAATTGAACAGACTTCTTTAACTGCATCAAGAAAGCTTAACCCTTTATGTTCTTTAACAAATTCAATCTCATCACCTGATTGACCACAACCAAAGCAATAGAATGAATTTGTATCATCAAAAATGTTTAGCGATGGTGTGCGTTCCTTATGGAAAGGGCAGCAACATTTATCACCAGTAACATCTAGATAGTTTTCAATAACTTTACGGATGTTACTCACAATCCTCTCCCCTAAAAATTACTGCTCATCATCCCAACTATTCTGCCACTCTTCACGAGCCTGCTGAATTCGCTCATCAATAATCTCATCAATGCCTGTCATAAGGTATGTGATGAAGTCATCGAGTTCATAATCACCGCAGACTAGCACGCCTGACTGAGCGTACGCAAGAATCTCTTTCTCGCTGTACTGCCTATAGCCTTTCTTAATATCTACAAACATAATTAACGCTCCTGTGGTGGATATGTGATTGTGTAAAAATCTCCGTCGCGTTGATCTGTTACAAAAGCTACATTAAAACCTCGCTGTACCATTGCAAACATAAAACCTTTTGATGTCCAATTATTTACCCGAAGAATAGCTGCTGATACTGTTGCTTTGGGACTTGCCATAAACTGTTTCACCAGAGAATTTTCAATGAAATAATCCAGATTAGGGCACTCATCATTTTCTTTAACTAGCTTAGCAACATCTTTTGCTGTAAACATTATTTCTCTACTCCTTTAACTTGCTCACCAACAAACGGCCTACTATAAACATATTGCACTTTTCCAGCCTCATCCACTTCAGAGGTGACAGCGAATTGACTAGGCTGCTCCTCTTTAATAGCCTTAAATAGTGCTGTAAGAGATTTTAGTCTTGTGCTGTTCATTGTACACCTTCGTTCAAACTTTCTGGAATATCTGGAACTCGACAATGATTCCACCACTCAGAACCATCATACTCACCACGTTCAGACCATGTGCCATGTTCATACCAGATGGTGCCATACAACTCTTGTCCACCAAATCCATCGTCATAATTAAAGTCAAGCTCAGACAAGAAACGACTCAAGTCCTCTTCCGAATAACCGACAACCAAACTAAAATTACCGTTGAAATGCTCGACAAGGGCACATTTAACTTCCTTGCCGTCTACTTCTTCCAAGAACTCATCTTTAGCGTTGATCATCACTCATTTCCTCCCAAAATTGCCAATAACTACGTTGTTTTGCCAACTAAAAACTGTTTGTTTGCCTTCAACGTCTCCTAGCTTGCCCAGATCTTTCTCCACCTTAATCTCACCAAAACTCAATAGTCTTTGTTCTATTTCCCACTCAAGAATACTCTGCATCTGACGCAAGGCAGACAATGGGAAATCTTTGTAGGAATTAGCCACACCAGAATATTGACTCATTTCATCACGCATATTAATTACCTTTATACAATGGATCAGCAAAGTAAATCTCTTCTGGTGCATCAGGCCACTCTTCACGCAATGCGTCAAAGTTACCTTCGTTCCAGCAGCGTAAAAAACTTAAGGGCTCTTCACAATAACCTTTACCAAGCATATACCCAATGACAGCATTATAAGCTGATTCAGTCTTATTGATCTGCTCTTGTGCTTCTTCATGTAGGCTGAAGAACATATCATCGTCCAATCCACCACGTTCAACAAGATCGTGGATTTCTTCTTCACTCATTTTAAGGTAACTCATCTCTCAAATCCTCCAATAATTTCTTTTCAATGTCATTCCCAAACATCTCCCCAACAAAATACAGCTCATCATCTGTCATGTCAACATATTCTTCACAGCCATGAGAGCAGCTATGCGACCCTTCTAGACAAATTGTGCCAGAGAGCACTGATAGATCAATCCAATCTAGGCAGTGATACTGATCACCGCTCTCATAGCTGTATTCTATATCGAGCCTATACTGATCCAGAATAATCTGGGCTAACATAATCTGATCCACCCCACGGCAACTGGTCACTTGTGTAGATTTTAAACTGATTACAACGATCATATTTTTCAAGTTTCATTTGTTCTTCTACATAAGCTTTGGCTTCATTCTCATCGAAGGTCACTAGCTTAATGTTACCAATACCAGCATCGGGATAATAGTTGTCCCATCCACAGACAATATAAAAAGTTTCCATCACACTTCCTCCTCAATCAATTCTTCCTGCTGTTGCATAACTTGCTTATGCACCATTTCATCAATCATCTGATTAAATTCACTCTCGCCCATATGAAACTGTTTATCACACTCACCAGTGGATTGAAACACATGGCGCTCAAGGCTGGACATTTGACCATAATTAATATAACTAGTCATTTATTTTACCTCTCCATTCGCAAAGGCGACATCTCGCCCTAAATTGCACAATTAATAATGTTTTACACGTCTTACGTCACGCCTGTACAGTCAGGAAGATAGCAGACGTGTAGGTGGGTGTCAAGCTTCAAGCCAAGACAAACCGTTAAAGAAGCCTTTTGTCCAAGCGACCCAACCAACAGTGTCTTCGGGGTAGGGGCAGTCTTCATAAGTCTTACCTTGCATAGCTGCATCCCAACCGAGCTTCTGAACGTTACTCATCTCTCTTCCCCTCATGTGATAGGCTGTCCATTCGTCCAGCCTTCTTGTCTATTTGCTTACGAGAGCCATATTCGCACACACCTTTACACAATGCAAGGGGATGTGGAGGAAAATTTAGAGAATTATTTTTGAGGGGCTTGGGGATGAGGTGTTGACAGGGGTGATTTGGGTGGGGCATACTTGGCTACACATTTTATTGGAAGGAGGTTGTAGATATGACTTATTTAGAGACATTAGATGATGACCAATATGAAGCTCTGGCTAAGAAGATTGCAGATAACCTTGCAGAACACGACACTTTAGGCAATGATTTCCACAAACAACAGCGAAATCACAGTGGTGAGCTTTTCTTTAGGATGTGCATGGGCAGCCAAAGCAGGGCCTACAACCTTCTGGATAACTGCACGAAGCGCTACAGAAACAACTGGAATGAACTTATTCAGGATAAAGAATTTGCCGATTATGTGCTAGCATTTCTTTGTGGGGAAGGCATGGAAGTTGAATGGAGAACAGAATGAAACAAATCACTGCTGAAGATGTTCGCAAACTTCGTGAAGAAACGGGTGAAGGGATGATGGCTTACACACAACAGCAATATGCAGAACTTGAAAGTCGTTGTAACAGTTGGCGACAACTTTGCTATAAACATGAACAGACTATCTGTGATCTTAAATATCAGATTGTTATGCTAGAGGCAGGCGTAAACTCTAAGGGCCTTGACGAGCCAGCTTACACAGGAACAGGTAGTGACTATTTAGACTGTGTTTTAGGTGCAGGTGGCTTTGAGAAGTATGGTCCGATCAAGGGCGTTAGAGGGCTGACAGATGATGAATAATTTTACAAAACCCTTGACTGGGGTTTTGTTTTGCCCTAGAATCAACACATCAAAGACAAACACGGAATCAAGATCATGACCTACACATTTGAAGCTAACGGTAAGAGCTATGAGACAGACCGAATCACTATTGAACTGATGAGAGAGTATCGTGAAGCTGGTAACACCGATATGCTTGGTCTTATCCTGGAAGTCGGTTTGTCTTATGGTAAAATCAAGGAGGTATTAAATGGTTGACGAGGAAGTTGTCTGCTACCAGATTGAAGTTCTTGTTCCTATCGGAACGCACTCTTATATTTATTCTGAAAGAATTCCTTCTGATGACTTTTTGAAAGAGAATTATGGATTGTTTGCAAGAGTTGGGAATGTTGAGCCCTTGATGTACGTTGTCCAACACAGGCAGATAGTTAACGGTTTTGTTAATTCTGAGGTTGTAAAATGAAAGTAATATATCAACTAAACAAGTGGGTACGATACAGTTTTGAGACAACAGAAGAAACTGTTGCTTTTTACGAATCATCGAAAGATGCAAACTTAGACAAACGCTCATTTGAATTAAAGAATTCTGATTATGAATACACTATATACACTTGTAAAGTAGTTCCATCTTCGGAGAACATATAATGGCTGCTTACACAAAACAGCAATTTCAAGAATATAAAGGTGATAAAAAATGTCTTTCTGTTGGTTATGAATATCCTAAAGGTAATTGGGAATGGATTGACCATGAAACATACGAAGATTACATAAACACTTTCCATAGCTACTTAGATATGTTTAATTTAGACTCGACTAACACTGTCGAGAAATGATTGTAAAACACCTCTACAACCCTTGATTTATAAGGGTTTGTGTGTTTCAGTCCTTAAAGAAAAGAAGTATCTAAGAAAGAGAGGTTTTTAAAAAATATGACCTTTAAGATTGAGGTTTTAGATAAGCTAATGGGTAGTGGTAAAACTACTTCTATTCTTAAGTGGTGTGAAGCGAACCCTACTACTCCATTCATTTATGTTACTCCTTTGTTAAGTGAGAGTGAAGGTAGGGTTGTAGCTTTTTGTGTTCAATCTAAATTCATTGCACCTAGTACAGAAGAGTTCGACACTAAGGGCGAGCACTTACTAGACTTGTTACAGTCTGGTGTTAATATTAGTATTACACACTCTCTTTATTCAAGTCTTAAACAACCACATCTTTTTTGGATTAAACAAAACAAATATACACTTATACTTGATGAAGAAGTAAGTTTTATTGAACCTCTGAATGCTGGTTACACTAAGTCTGACTTTGATTACCTTAAAGATTTGAAACAGATTAGGGTTGAAGAAGATGGATGTTTAGTTTGGCTTAATGATGAGATTAAAGATGGTGCTAAATACACTAAACTTGCGAATATGTGTAAGCTTGGAATGATTTATCAGGCTAAACGCAGTGATAGTATGTTTGTTACTCAGTTGCCTATTGGTTTGATACATTCAGCAGAAAGAGTTATTGTTCTTACTTACCTTTTTAAAGGCAGTATTATGTCTTCATTCCTTAAACTTAAAGGGGTTGAAGTTGTTGACTTTACAGAGGTAAAGCTTAATGAACAGAGTAAATCGAACCTTTTTCCTTTGATTGAATTTGTTGGAGATAAGCAAGTTAAAGAGTGGGCTGGTGAATCTTTATCGTCTAGTTGGTATTCAAAAGCTACACAGAAAGATTTGACAGCTATTGGTAAATCTATTCGTGCTATTGGTGATGCTAACAAAGCTAAGAATACTGATCTTGTTTGGTGTGTACCGTCTACACTTGTTAACCAGACACGTTCAGGTGCAAGAAAGGTTTCACCTAGAGGATATAGTGCAGGAGATGGCGAGATTGATGAGGATGGTATTGCACAAGGATGCTTCCTAGCCTGTACAGCAAGAGCAACAAACGCTTATCGTGATCGTTCTGTATTGGTGCATGCTTATAACCGTTTTACTCATGTTTCTGTTTCCTCATTCCTACAAGATTATGGTGTGGATGTTGACAATAATCAGTTTGCATTGTCTGAGCTTGTACAATTTGTATGGCGTTCACAAATTCGTGACGGAAAGCCAATTAAGATTTGCATTTTGTCAAAACGTATGCGTAAGCTCTTTCAGGACTGGCTTACAAATGATTGAAAATTTTGTTGTAAACCTCACCGATGTGGGGTATATTCGTGAGAGTGAATTTGACATTAACAGCCTAGATTTGGAGTATTGAGATGACACGCAGAGCAATCGAATTGACTGGCACTGGTATTGTGCTAGAATTATCCAAAGTGACAGCTGTTCGCACTAAACAGCGTATGATTCACTTGGATGAGCTTGCTGATGGAACATGGAGAATGATCTATAACGGTGAACATATTCCTGATTTCACTCTTATCAGTGAATTTAAAGTTGTGAGGGAGGATTAAAATGAAGCCCTCAGAGAATCGCAGCCAAGACTTAGCAATCCGCTGCTATAAGCTTCGTGAGCAAGGATTTTCTTTGTCAGAAATTGCTGAAATCACTGGTGTTGATCGTGATAAGGTGTATACTCGTATTATTCTTGGTGAGAGATTGGAGAGTTTGAAATGAACGTAGCACAATTTATTAAATGGCTTGAGAAACAACCACAGCACTTGGAAGTAAGTGTTATTGAAAACAGTACACAAACTGAAGATGGTGCATTTGGTGATGAGGAAGTGTCTGTTACAGAAGCTGTATGTTTTTGTGACCCTCAGATGCAGTCACGTCAGACATCAATGAGCTTGATTTTAGGAGTTGAATAAATGATTAATTGGAACCGCTGTGCAGATAAGATGCCAGACACTGTTGGAGAATACCTTGTTGCTTTTGACAGTTTTGGGTATACCAATATTGAAATTGCTTACATAGAAGACGATGTGTTTATGGTTCTGGATAGTAATGATGAATATTGTGCAGTACAGTGCCCTACTCACTGGACAGAGCTTAATAAACCGAGGCCAACTAATGACTGATCTTCACAAGCAATATACAATGGAAGATGTTGAGTCTTTTCTAGCGCACTTTAAACAAGAAAAGATTAGTCTTCTGGATGAATGTCATGACTGCCTAACTGATGCCATCAACCTTCTTGAAGACGGACCAATTGATGAGGCTCTTGTGTTGATTCACTTTGACATTAAAGCAGCAATAGAATCTATTGAAAAATATACAAAGGATCTCCTAAAATGAACAACACACAAATGGCTTGCCTACAAAAACTTATCAACGCACTTCAGGAATGTGAATCTGTTGGCCTCACATTCTCTCACACATTCGTTCGCCTAGATGTTGAAGGTGATGAGAGTCATTATATGGAAAATCTCTCTGCTGAGAAGCTTTCTAATCTACTTAATTTCATTGATGGGTGTGGTGTTGTTGGCTAAGAGGCTGTGGGAGACGAACAATCTCTTTAAACAGCTTTACACCCCTAAAACACCGTGATAATATGGCATTTCAGAACGAATTTAACGAGATGTTGAGAGAGGATAGAGAGATGACTTGGGATTACGCACAGATTAAGAAACTCCTACAACAAGCACTTAGCCGATCTAATACAGAGGGGCCTTGTTATGATGTAGGCAAGCTTGTTATTCAAATTGAACTTATCATCAGTTATGCTTGAGGATGATAAGCCTCTTACTCGTGATGGTGGTAAAGACATTGGAGATATTAAATGAGCAACGACAGCCGGATTTATAAGAAAGTGATTGTAGTAAATTCTGACGATGGGGACTGGTCAGGAATCTTCTTGTCAGATGGTAAAGATAATTACACACTATGGGGAGAAAACCACAGCCTGCATACGCAAGATTGGATTGAGCTAATTAACAATCATCATATTGAATCTGTAGAGCAGATGGAAGTAAGTTGGGAATACATGCACAGTATTGGATCATTCTCCAATAAGTTTGAAGACATTCCAAAGGATAAGTTTGTATGAAAGAGTTAATGCTATCAAGATCGTGTGATGAAGTAGAATTTAAGTACGAGGATTCAGATGAAATTCTTTTGTATGTTAATTCTGATTACCCTAATGTTCTGTTTCGTGATGATGTTATTGAGTTGATTGGGTTCCTATCACAATTTGTAGATGGAGAAGTTTAAAATGAGCACACCTTTTAATTTTGATGGTTATTCTCAGTTTTGTGATTGGTGTGATGAAAACAGCTATGATCCTGACACACAGTATGATCTTGAATCAGAGCCTCATAAACGAAACACATATGACCACTTCTATGTAAAGAAAATTGATGGGGATACTTATGCAGAAGTGAGCGTAGAAACATCTTATGATAATGGATGGGGTTATGGTGATATCAGCTGTGAAGGCTTGACACGTAAAGTTGAACAAGTGGTGACAGAGAAAGTGAGCTATGTATAGCAATCCTAAGCCACACATAATCAAAGTGTAATGTATAGAAAACTGGGAACCTAAGCTCCTTAAAGACCACACACCAACTCCCGGCTACATGGTGTGCCCATATCGTGACATTAATAGCTGTGATTACTTTGGGCTAGGAGAGACATTGACAGAGGCTTGGGAAGATTATTTAGAGTGGAAAGATGTGTAATTAATAAATCCTATTAGGATATGAAGAAGGAATAGAAAATGACAGACTCAACAGACACTGTCGCCACAGAAACACCCTACACTTCCACTAAATGGCAATCGCGTAAATTCTGGATGAGTGTTGGTTGCATCCTTATTACAACAGGATTGCTTTGGGGAGGTAAAATTGATCAAGTGGTCTATCAGAATATTCTCTACCTTCTGGTAGGTGGTTATTTGACAAGCACTACGACACAAAACATTATGCTGGCTAAAGAAAAAGAGAGCTAAAGCTTTGTGTTTCACAGCCGATACAGATGTTGTGAGAGGGCTTTGCAGGATATGGCCTTAGACACGCTTTAATGACAGGAAAGGAGATACACAATGCGATATCGAGTGATGAGACTTGAAAATGGAACAGAAATCAAAGAGTCACCGTTTATGACATTCATTCTACACACAGATGGTACTGTAGGTGAGGTGGTTGGAGACTTAGAATATGAGGTGACTGAGCCACACATTGTCGAGTTCTCTTTTGAAAAAGATGACCAAGGAGAGGATATATGGTCACATTGTGTCATACATGATTGATTTCTAAGCAGTTCACCATTCCTAGCCATAGGCAGAGAAAATAATTACAAAATTCTCTGCTAAAGGTGTTGACACGCCTTGCAACATTCAGTATTCTTAGTCCCATGAAGAGCAGAAACACTGTCCCAACACAAAGCTGCTAAAGCTAAGGATGAGACAGGTTGAAGTGAGATTCTTCCGAACCAATGAAGGCGCTAAAGCCATTGCTTACAAAGAATTGCCTAAACACTTTTATGAGCACCAATCAAGGTGCGACCAATCGGAGAATATTGAGATGGCACAGTCTAACGTGGTAAAAGGTCGGTTCAGCGAATTGTCGGGAAGTGGTGTGCGTCATGTGTACGATCAGATGGGCAATCACCTTGGTGTGATTGTTAAACTTGATAAAGAACATGGCGGCGGATACAAGGCTATTCGTACACGAGATGGTAAGTCAAGGATCAAACCTTTTCTAAAAGACGCCTTCAAGACTATCAGAAGGAGTAACTAATATGTCTGAAGTCAAAGGCTACCTTATCGAGTGTCAAGGTCGTGAACTGTTTCTTCGCGATAATATAGAGTGGGCGCTTGAAGATAACAATTACAAGGTAACACCTCTCGTTGCTCAGCAAACAGTTTTAGAGGGAGAAAATCCCGAACAAAGAGACATATCCTTTGAAGATTACAGGGAGATGGCGGAGGAGCTTTACAAGATCCATTCAGAACAACTGTCGTCCACTAAAGAAATCCTTGAGGACGCTATTGAACTTTTGGAAGGTATTGCTGATTTGGCAAGTAAGAAGACAGACAATCTGATGGAGATGCGTGATTTGCTAGCGCTCATTGCACAGGATTGCAAGAAGTTTCTGGCTCCAAGCGATGAGAAATAATTGAAGAGACTACTACAGCCGCCCTTGACAGGCGGCTTTTCTTTGCTTAGAATTCAAGCATACAAACCAAATATAGGAAGAATGAAATGCGGGCGTATACAGACTATCCCATCCTAGCTTTAGGCGATATCTCAGGAGAAGAGGCACCTATTCGTGAGGTTAAGATTCTCTACTATGATGGTGACAAGCGTTGTAAAGTGATTGTCCAAGGCGTGGAAGAGGAAATCAAGACTGGCTATCTTTATACAAAACCGTCTG